GACCTGCATCAATGGCCAGTGGGTGAAGCAGAGCCTCGCCCAGTTCCAGATGATGTACAAGGGCTATATCCAGCTCGCCATCCGCAGCGGCGAGTATGAGAAGATGAACTGTGCTGAGGTTTATGCTGACGAGCTTGTCAGCTACAACCCCATCACCGGCGAATGCCGGTTTGTTGACGACTTCTCGGCTTGCAAGTTCCGCAATGAGGGCAAGACCGACAAGATTATCGGCTACTACGCATGGTTCCGGCTCCGCTCCGGCTTCACCAAGGAGCTGTATATGAGCAAGGCCGAAATCAACAACCACGCGCAGAAATACAGCCAGTCGTACCGCTACGACATCAACGATGGCAAGCAGTCCAGCCGGTGGTCTACTGATTTTGACGCGATGGCAAAGAAAACTGTCATCAAGCTCCTGCTGAGCAAGTGGGGCATCTTGTCCGTCGAGATGCAGAAGGCCATTGAGGACGACCAGAAGGTGTATGAGGTGGACAGCACCGAGCAGTACAGCGACAACCAGCCTGATGTCGCTGAGGCCGAGAATCCGTTCACGCCGCCCGCCATCGAAGCCCCGAAAAATGAAATCCAGCCTGTGCCTGAAGTCGAAACGCTGGAAGAGCTTGATATTATGGAGGAATAAGGAACATGGGAGCATTTGTGTTGACCTCGGAGAACTACTACTCGCAGGAAGCCAACAAGGAATACCTGAGCGTAAGCCAGTATAAGCAGTTCGTCGGAACGTATGGCCGCCGTGGGTGCGAGTTTACTGCGCTTGAGGAGCTGAATGGCCGCTGGCAGCAGAAGAAGAACTCTGGCATGATGATCGGCAGCTACGTTGACAGCTACGTCGAGGGTACGCTGGACGAGTTCAAGAAGAACAACCCTGAAATCTTCAAGAAAGACGGAACCCTGAAGGCTGACTTCACCAAGGCTGAGCAGGTCATTGCCCGCATTGAGCGCGACCCCTTCTTCATGTCTACGCTGGCTGGCGAGAAGCAGGTCATTATGACCGGCGAACTTTTCGGTGCCAAGTGGAAGATCAAGATGGACAGCTATTTGCCCGGCACGGCCATCGTTGACCTGAAGGTCATGGCCTCCCTGACTGAGCACAAGTGGGTCAAGGACCTTGGCTACCTCGAATTTATCCGTTACTGGGGCTACGACATTCAGGGTGCTGTGTATCAGGAAATCGTTCGGCAGAACACCGGCCTCCGGCTGCCGTTCTATATCTCTGGTGTATCCAAGGAAGAAGAGCCCGACATCCGCGTCATCCAGATCGAGCAGAACTTCCTCGATGAAGCTCTGGCTGCTGTGGAATCGAATATGCCGCGCATCGTCCAGCTCCGCAACGGCGATGTCGAGCCTGACCGCTGTGAGATGTGTGACTGCTGCCGCCATCACCGCATTCTGACCGCCCCCATTAGTCTGAGTGCGCTGAATGCCTCTATTTGATTATTGTAGCCGGAAAGGGGGTGGTATCTATGGCTTGGGTCAAGGTGTATGAAGCCGTTATCGGCCCCAAGCTCCGAACGCTTGCAAATGACATTGGCTGCTCTCAGAACGAAGCCCTCGGCGTTCTCGTTCGACTGTGGGTCTGGGGTATCCGAAATGTCAACGCTGCCGGTGAAATCATCGGCGGGAGTGAAGCCGACATCGAGGCTGTCATCCAAACTGGCCTCGACAATAGGTATTCATCCAAAACTGTCATTCGTGCGATGAAGGATTCCGGCTGGCTCGATGTTGAAGATGGTCGTATCAGTCTTCACGACTGGGGAGAATGGCAAGCGCAGTGGTACAAGGATGTTGAGCGGAAGGGAAGGGATGCTGAACGAAAGCGCAAAGAACGCGCCCGAAAGAAAGCTCCTGCCCCTGTCGCGCTTGATGAATCTGCTGTTCCAGCAAAAGTCGTTCCCAAGGCATCCTACCCTGAAGGGTTTGAAAAATTCTGGGATGCCTACCCACGGAAGATCGGCAAAGGGGAAGCGTACAAGAAATATTGTGCGCGTGTCAACGATGGCTGGGGAGAGAATGAGTTGCTTGAGGCTGCCGTAGCTTACGCTGTGAGCGTTGAGCAAAACAAGACCGACAAGCAGTTCATCAAGCACCCGAAGACGTTTCTGTCCGACGCTACACCGTTCACCGACTACCTGAAACACGCCGAGCCAACGGTCTCTACCGCCGCAAGCAACGACCCATACGCAGATTGGAGGTAACTCGTGCCTGAACTGAAAAGATGTCCCTTGTGCGGTGACACTGTGGAGTTTGAAATCGACTTTCCGACCTTTGATGGCACCGGCAAGACTGTAAAGCGTATCGTGCCAAAACGGTGCGCCTGCTCTTTGAAAAAGGAGGAAGAGCTCAAACGGCAGATGGAGCTGTACAGCCGCAAGCGTGAAGTCGAACGGCTCCGCAGCCTTAGCCTGATAGATGCCAAGGCCCAGAACGTCACGTTTGAAAGCTGTGAGCAGACTGATGGCAATGCGCTGGCATTGAAAATCGCCACCCGGTATGTTGCAAAGTTCGATGAGCTCAAGACCACCGGGCAGGGTGTAATGTTTTATGGCGATGTCGGAACCGGGAAGTCATATATCGCGGCAGCCATTGCCAACGAGCTGATGGCAGAGCTGCACACCGTAGTGATGACCTCGTTCCCGAACATCCTCGAACGCGCCCTCGACTTCGACAGCAACAGCCTCGATTTTGCCAGCCGTGCCGAACTGCTCGTCATAGACGATCTCGGTGCAGAGCGCAGCACCGATTTTGCCCTTGAGCAGATGTACAAGGTCATCGACGACCGCTACCGCAGTAAGCGTCCCATCATCCTTACAACGAACTTGTCCCTCGACCACATGAAGAAGTGCACGGATATTCGGTACAGCCGCATCTTTGACCGCTTGTTCGAGATGTGCTACCCGGTTGAGCTGACCGGGCTGTCGTGGCGCAAGCGCAGCGCGGTCCGGCAGTTCGATGAGATGAAGAAATTGTTAGGTGAGTGATATGGAGCTTATTGCAGAGATCAAGATTTTCTCGAAGGAAGACCGCAAGACGGTTGCCGGCATCCTCGTTGACAACGGATATACCGTTGGACCCGGCAAACGTCAGAAAACGCCGAGCGGCAAGAGCGTGGACTACACGCTGAAGCTGTATGCCGATGACGGCAGTGCAGAGAAATGACCGGGAGGCGAGAGTACATGAACAGCATCCAGTTCACCGTTCTTGGTGAGCCGTATGGCAAAGGACGGCCCCGGTTCAACAGATTTACCGGGACTGCGCACACCCCTGAGAAGACCGAGAGCAGGGAAGCCCTCGTCGGATATGAATACCGCCGCCAATGCGGTACATTCCGTTTCCCTGACACCGCGATGCTCGATATGCGGATTCTGGCGTACTACTCCGTCCCGAAAGGTGACAGCAAGGCAACGAGAGCTGCCAAACTTGAAGGCTTTATCAGGCCGACCAAGAAGCCCGACATGGACAACGTGGTCAAGCTTGTAGCTGACGCTTTGAATCAGGTCGCATACCGCGACGACACGCAGATCGTGGACTGCCAGTGCCGCAAATTCTATTCCGAGCAGCCTCGCACGGTCATCATCATCAAACAGATTGGAAAGGAAAATGAGCATGAGTGAAGAATTGAGCCTTGTTATCAAGAACCAACAGGCCATTGCCGGAATCCGGCACATCGACTGGAATAAGGATGAACTCATTGAGCGCGTCCGCGCCGTGACCGCGAAGTACAAAGGACTTGTTTATACCGACGATGACATCACCAACGCCCGCACCGACCGGGCTGAGCTGAACGCCATCAAGAACAGCATCTCCGACAGTCGCATTCAGGTCAAGAAGTTCGTGATGGCTCCGTATGACCAGTTTGAGGCCGAGGTCGCTGAAGTGACGAATCTCATCATCGAGGCAGTGAAGCCCATCGACGAGGCCATCAAGACCCACGACGAAAACCAGAAAGCTGACAAGAAGAAGCAACTCGTCGCATACTTCGACAGTATCATCGGCGATCTGGCCGAATCCGTCACCTTTGAGCGCGTGTTCGACCCCAAGATGGTGAACGCTTCGACCTCTATGAAAAAGGCCAAGGAGGGCATCGCTGATGGTGTCCAGCAAATCAGGACGAACATCGAAACCATCAACACTGTCGTCAGTGAGCCGTACCGCTCCTTTGCTGTTGCGAATTACCTCCAGACCATGAAGCTGGCCGGGTCTATGAAGCTGGCACAGCGCATGGAGCAGGAAGACCGCCGCAAGGCAGAGCTGGCCGCTGAAGCTGAAAAGGCCAAGGCCGCCGCCCCTGCACCGGCTCCTTCCGCTCCCGCAGTTGAGCCGCCCAAGCCCGCCGCGCCTGTCCAGCCTGTACCGCAGACCAGCTCGTTCGTTGCGGCAGCGGAGAAAGCCGCCGCAACTACTCCCGCTCCTGCCCCTGCACCCACAGAATCCCCCGAAAAGCTGTACGCTATGAGCTTCCGCGCCATCGGCACGAAGGAGCAGCTTATGGCTCTCCGGCAGTATATGAAAGATAACCACATCAAGTATGGAAAGGTGGACTAAACGATGAACCAGAACTACGCAAAAGCTCTTACCTTCGACGGCGATACCTTCAGCGAGATCAAGAACAACCTCAACTTCGTCCTTCAGCGGCTCGTTTCCAACATGGTCGGCACCGGGGCAAATGATGGCCAGCTCACGCTGAAGCTCGACGTTTCGTTCTGCAAGAGCACCATCGAAAACTACGATGCCGAGATTGATGCCCCTGAGCGCGAAATCTGTATGCCGCAGTTCAAGCACAAAATCATGTCTAATATCAAAATCAACGATGAGCGCACCGGCGATGAGCGCAACGATACCATGGAGCTGTTCTTCAACGCAGAAACCGGCCAGTACGAAATGCGCCCCATCGCCAATACTGCCCAGCGCAGTATGTTCGATGATGATATGGCCGATGCCGGTTTCCGCGATGTTACCCCTGAAGCTCTGCCCGAACACACTGATGACTACCAGTACGAGAACGGCCAGTAAGTTCTCGCTGCATTAGAAGGAGGTGGTTCCCATGGAGCCAGAAAACAACGCCCGGCAGCTCACACCTGAGCTGGAAGCCATCGTCCGGCTGGCATCTGAAACCGCTGTCGAATCGTACCGAAAGGAACTTGAGCGGCAGCAGGAGCAGGATGGCAAAGCCCGCAGAGAGCGGCATCACCGCGTTGTGAACAGCGCGAAGATGCTGCTGAAAAACTACCGGCGGTTCAAGAAGATGACCGTGAGCAGCGTGTACGGCAAGGACACCAGCACCAACGAAACCCTCGTTGAGCTGCTGGAGCTGATGCAGGGAATCTACCGCAGCGGGGAACTTGAGGTCGTCAGCATCAAAGACCGGGTGGCTCGCACCGAGCTGATGATCGAGCACATTGACGCAATGCTGGAGGTCTACAAGAAGGACTGCAACAGGTCCCCTGAAGGCCAGCGACGGTACAGGGTCATCTACTGGATGTACCTGTCTGAGGACGAGTCTAAGACCGCCGAGGACATTGCCGAGATGGAGAATGTTGTCGTCCGCACGGTATTCCGCGACATCAAGACCGCCTACGAAGAACTCGCTGTTTTGTTCTTCGGTATCGACGGAGTGAGGTTTTCTGAGCAATAATGTCAAAACGCTGTCATTGTAATTTCAGTTGACAGGCTTTAGAATAGTAAATGGCAGTAACGAGGCTGCCTGATGCTCAAGGATTCCTCCATCATCTGTTTGTGAGCAGCACACCCGGTTCGACAGCAGGCATGGCCGGGTGTGCACCTCGCAAAAACCCAAGACAGCTCATCACGAGCTGTCTTTTTTGTTTTAGGAGAACGCTATGGAAGAACACAAGGAACGGTGCATCAGATGTGAAAAAATGCGCGTTGGTGACCTGAAGCACGGTTTTGGAAACCCCAGAAAGATCACGAAGAAAAAGGCCGAGGAGCTGGAACGCTCGCTTGAGATGTTCGGCGACTTTGGCATCTTCCTCATCGACGAGAACGACAACGTGATTGCTGGAAATCAACGCAGCATCATCCTCACCAAGAAAGACCCTGATATCATGGTGGACTGCAAGCGGCTCATTGGTTACACCGATGCAGAGCTGCGGGCCATCAACATCAAGGACAACACCCACGCCGGTGAATGGGACCTCGACCTGCTCGCCGACTGGACTGCCGACCTCACAGTGGACCTTGGCCTCGATATGCTCGAAAAGAATCCTGACGAGCGGAAAATCAAGGACATCGAGCCGATTCGCTATGAGAAATACGACTATGTTATGATCGTCTGCCGGAATGAGGTTGACTACCTGAATCTTATCCGCGCACTCGGCATCGACTGCGCGAAAGTGCTTGTTGCCAAGCAGCGGAGGATAAAGGCAAGAGCCGTCTGGTATGACGATATGAAAGCCCAAATCGTACCCAAGGAAGACGCTCCACAAACAGACCCGGAAAACCCGGAGAAAGAGGAAGAAAATGATTAGAGTCCTGATTACCGGCTGCTCGATGCACTCGTATGACCTCATCCGTGCATTGAAGGACAACTACGACGGCGAGGAAATCTACGTCGTCGGCATCAACTGCGATGACACTGCGCTGCTCCGCAAGGGCGTTGACGCTGGCTATGTTGTTCCTCGCATCACCGAGGAAAGCTATATCCCGACCGTCATCGACATCTGCGAGAAGGAGAAGGTCGATGTCATCCTGCCGTTCATCACCGCAGAGCTGCCTATCATGGCAGAGAACCGCGAGCTGCTTGAGAGCCACGGCGTTAAGGTGTCCATCTCCTCTATGGAGTCCATTCTCGCCTCTGGCAACAAGGTCGAGCTGGCAAAGCACTACCCCGACCTGATGCCGAAGCAGATGGTCTGCAAGAAGCCCCTCGACTTCTTCCGGTTTGCTGATGAGATTGGCTACCCGAAGAAGCCCATGTGCTGCAAGCTCCCGAACCGCTGCGGCGGCCTCGGTTTCTGCATCATTGACGAGGAGAAGGGCCGCGACCTGACCATCTACAACAAGTTCGGCATGAACCGCTATATCACGTTCGATATGCTGCTGGAGTTGGCAAAGAACTGCCATGAGGACATCATCATGCAGGAGTATGAGGAAGGTCTGGATTACAGTATGTGCGTACTGGCAGACCATGGCCGTGTCCTCCACGCCCTCGGCTTTGAGGGCTACCTGATGGCCTTTGGCAGCGCGATGTTCGCCGGCATCAAGCAGAACGAACAGGCTCTCGCCATTGCCAAGCAGATCGTCGCTGACACCGGGCTGGACGGCAATGTGTGCTTCGACTTTATCCTGAAGGAAGATGGCAGCGTGAAGCTGCTGGAGACCAACCCGCGCCTGAGTGCATCCCTGCCGTTCATCGCCAAGGCTGGCCTGAACCTGCCGTACCTGCGGTGCCGCCAGCTCCTCGGCTATGATGTCGAGAACATCCACCCTGAAATTAACTACAAGCTCCGCATGAGCAAGAACTATGAGTCGGAATACTTCGTTTAACATCTACTGTATGTCGTACCGCCGACCGAACAAGATTTTGACGAAGCACCAGTTTGAATATTGTACCTACGTCGTAAGACAGGAAGAAGAAGCTGCGTATAGAGCCGCCGGTGTCGATGACCTTCTCGTCATCCCCGATGGAGCTGTACGCAGCTTCATGTCTACCCTCTACTGGATAATCCACAACACGCCGGAAGATGTGATATTCATTGCTGATGACGACATCGAAAAGTTCGTCTACCGCATGAGCGATACGACTTACCTTGAGTTGCCCGATAAACGCCCCGACAAGGAGCGCGTGACGGCTGAGATCGAGCGCATTGCCCAGCTCATCTACGACCTCGGCATCGGCTACGCATTTGACCAGCCTACGATGGCTCCCTATGCGTATGACTGCGAGTTTAAGTTCGTCGGGATGCCCGGTCACATCCGCTGGATAAACAAGAAGGCTCTGAAGGCCACCTACGACCCGGATGACCCTGCGGCCTCCGATGTTGACATGATGATGCAGGAGCTTCTGCACAACCGTATCATCCTCCAGCCGCGCTACCTATGCGCCAAGGCCGGCATGGACCTGAACGAAGGCGCGAGCCGCACGAGAGAAGGCCACATGATTCTCGTCGAGGCCATGAAGAACAAATGGGGGAAGTACTATGACTACAACTACAAACGAAATTTTGCGCGAATTATGGTCAAGAGATGATTCGCCCATGTACCTGTTCAACGAGAACACTCTCTACGAAAACATCGTGAACATGGGAAAGGCGTTCCGCCGCTACTACGGCAACACCTACGCCGCATACAGCTTCAAGACTAACTACCTCGCAGACATCTGCCAGATCGTGAACGAGGCTGGTCTGCTGGCTGAGGTCGTTTCTCCGTATGAGCGGATGTACGCAATGGAGCTTGGCTTCACGCCTGACCGCATCGTCTACAATGGTGTCATCCCGAACACCGCAGAAAAGGTCAAGCTGGCCTCCTGCGGCGGCTTCGTCAATGTTGACAACTACGATGAGCTGCGGGACATCTACTTCATGGCCAAGGAACAGGGCATCACCATTCCTGTCGGCATCCGCGTTACGTTCGATGCCGGGAATGACCTGAAGTCCCGGTTTGGCATTGACATTGACAGTGATGACTTCAGCGGCGCGATGGGCTTTTTCCAGCACAACACGCACCTTGAGTTCCGTGGCTTCCAGTGCCATATCGGGTCCGCCCGCCAGCCGAAATACTGGAAGAACAAGATCGACCGCATGATTGAGCTGGCCAAGACCTACGGCGCGAAGTATATCGACCTTGGTGGCGGTATGTTCGGTCCGATGGCTCCTGAGTTGGCAGAGCAGTTCAATGGCTATGCCCACGGCGGCTATGAGGAGTACGCTCAGATTATTGCCGGCGCGATGAAGAAAGCATTCCCCGATGAGGATGTGATGCTGATGATCGAACCCGGCACTGCGCTGGTCGGCAACACCATGAAGATGGCTGCCACCATCACCAACATCAAGTTCGTGCGCGGGCAGATTTACCTCACGGCGAACTGCGCATCCAACCACATGGGCGTCATTGCCGACATGAAGAAGCTCGTTCCTGAAGTCGTCCACATGAATGACAACGCCTGTACGTTCACCGATGTCATCATCGGCGGCGACACCTGCCTCGAATATGACTATCTCGTCAAAGGCATCTCTGGCGAGTTTGCAATCGGCGACAGGCTGGTCTTTGACAATGTTGGCGCATACTCCATCAGCTCGTCCCGCCAGTTCATCGTGCCCCGCCCGAAAGTGGTTTCTGAGGTCACTGGAGAAGTGCTGCGCGAGGCCGAGGGATTCACCGATATGTTTGGTCGTTATCTCGAAAAAACATCGGAGCATCGCATGAAAAACGCTTGACGAACGCAGACCTCCTTTGGTAGAATTATACTATAAACAAACAAAAAAATTGGAGGTTTTTGTTCATGGCATTTGAAGCATTGACGAAAAATGGGTACAACCTGTTTGAAATGTCCTCGATGATTCAGAAGGCGATTCGCCGGTGTGACATCCCTCATGCAGCATACGCCGCAAATGAGATGTCCGTCAAATACCGGGCGTACCTGTGGAAGCGGCTGCTGACCGTTTCCGCTGAGGACTGCTACGGCATTATGACCAAGGAGATCATGGCCTTGAAAGAGGCTGACGACTATGTGAACCAGCGGAACAAGCCCGGTGAAACCAACGACCTGTTTATCGCAAAGGCCGTTGTACTGCTGTGCATGGCCAAGAAGAACCGCGATGCAGACTACGTTGCCTGTAACTTCATGTGGGGCGACCAGCCCCTCAGCGATGCCGAGTATGAAGCGTTCGTTGATTACCACGAAGTCGAGCGGCTGAAGGCTGTTTCGCGGTTCGATGTTCCCGATTACGTCTTTGATGTCCACACCCGGCGTGGCCGCAGAAACGGCGCAACGCAGATGGATTTCTTCAGAGAGGAGAACGAGGCTCTGGAACCCCGGCAAATGAACCTGTTCGACTACGGCAACTACGACGGCTGGTACAACCATCAGCGCAGCCAAGGGTACATGAAGCCGAACGATGAACGCCGCCTTCAGAAGTTCCAATCAGACCGAGGGCCGGTTGACCCGACAAACGGCGGAACCGAATGGACACCTGAAACCTACGAAAAGTACAAGAAGTAACCGCTGATAAGCCGGGGCTTTACCGCCTCGGCTTTTTCTATTGCTGCCGGAGAATAGGGGTGAGATAGATGTGTCAAATCCGAGCAACCTGATAGTGCCTACGTCTGAACAGGCCAGCGAGAACGGTCGAAAGGGAGGCATAGCTTCTGGCGAGGCGCGGCGGGCTAAGAAGAACATGAAGCAGATGGCAAAGATGCTCATGGAGATGCCTGTCGTCGGCGAGATCAACAAGCAGAACCTCAAGAACTTTGGAGTTCAGTCGGAAGACCAGAACTACAACGCTGCCATCGTTGTCCGGCTCATGCAGAAGGCGTTGCTCGAAGGCGACACTGGAGCCATCAGGCTTCTCGGAGAATTGACTGGAGACTTCGGCGGAGCCGTCGGAGCTGGCGATGATACGGTATTCGAGGTCGAATATCCTCCCATCTGCATCCCCGACAATGGCCGCGACAAGCGTACCGAAAAAACGCTCTCGCCACAGGCCGGACCGCAGACCGCGTTCATGGCCTCGAAAGCAGACATCGTGATATACGGTGGAGCCGCCGGCGGTGGTAAAACCTATGCGCTCTTGCTTGAAGGGCTACGGAACCGCAATGTGAAAGGCTGGGGCGGCGTTATCTTCCGCCACAACTACAACCAGATTACGGCTGAGGGCGGCCTGTGGGACGCGAGCCATAAAATCTATGACCTCGTTCCAGATGCCGTCCCCGGCAAGACCCCGAAACTGCACTGGACATTCGGCGGGGGAGGGAGACTGAACTTCGCCCACATCAGTTGCGACGATGACCTTAGCAGTTGGCAGGGTACAGAAATCTGTTACCTTGGCTTTGACGAGCTGACCCATTTCAGCCGCAAGCAGTTCCTGTATATGCTGTCCCGAAACCGTACCACCTGCGGCATCCGACCCTATGTCCGAGCCACCTGCAACCCTGATGCTGATAGCTGGGTGGCTGACTTCATCTCGTGGTGGATTGACCAAGATACCGGCTACCCGATTCCTGAGCGCAGCGGCCTCGTGCGGTATATGTGTGTCCTCAACGATACCATCTACTTCGCAGATACCGCTGAAAAACTGGCCGAGGAACATGACATTCCCATCGAGCAGTGCAAGAGCGTCACGTTCATCGCTTCTCGCCTTCAGGACAACAAGGTGCTGATGGAGAGTGACCCCGGATACATCGCCAACCTGAATGCGTTGCTTGAGGTCGAACGAGAGCGGCTGCTCAACGGCAACTGGAAGATCAAGCCCGCCGCCGGTATGTTCTTCAAGCGCAGTCAGGTCACGCTTCTTGATGAACTGCCCAATGATGTCATCACATGGGCGCGTGGCTGGGACTTGGCCGCCACCTCGGAGGACGAGAACGGCGACCCGGCATACACTGCCAGCGTCCTTATCGGCAAGCGGCGCAATGGCCGGTACATTGTCGCCAACGTCACGAACCAACGCCTGTCTGCGGACGATGTGCGCACCCACATCAAGCAGACGGCCCAGATCGACAAGAAAAAGTACAAACGGGTGGTCGAACGACTGCCCAAAGACCCCGGCCAAGCAGGTAAGGCGCAGGCTCAGTCCTTCGTCAAAATGCTGGCCGGTTTTGTCGTTAAGACCATCGCCGAGTCCGGCAGTAAGGAAACACGCGCCGAGCCGTTTGCAGCCCAGTGGCAGCACGGCAATGTGGATGTCCTGCTAGCCGACTGGAACGAGATGTATTTCACCGAGCTTGAATCGTTCCCTGAGTCCAAGTTCAAGGATATGGTCGATGCAAGCTCCTCTGCCTTTGCAGAGATCGAAAACGGCTACTCCGTCAGCCGCCCGGCAAGCACTGGGCTGTCGAAGGATAGCTACTGGAACAAGTAATGAAAGATAGGAGGTGAGCGGCTATGAGCAATGATTCAAAGGAAATCGGTCGCGTCGGACAGCGCAGGTACGGCGGAATCTTCTACGAGGAATTTCTTTCCGAGCTGAGAGGCCGGAAGGGAGCAGAAGTTTTCACCGAGATGTCGAACAACGATGAGACCATCGGAGCCATTCTGTTCGCCATCGAGATGCTTGTGCGTCAGGCAAGCTGGAATGTCGAACCCGGTGGCAGCACGGCAAAGGACCGGGAGGCCGCAGAGTTCGTCAAGAGCTGCATGGACGATATGCAGCAGACATGGATTGACACCATATCCGAGATTCTGTCCTTCCTGACCTACGGCTGGAGCTTCCACGAAATCGTGTATAAGCGCAGAATGGGCCGCACCAAGGACAACCGAACGTCCAGCAAGTATGACGATGGGCTGATCGGCTGGATGAAACTCCCCATCCGCTCTCAGGAGACCCTGTACCAGTGGGAGTATGACGATCAGGACAACCTTATCGGGATGACGCAGATGCCGCCTCCCGATTTTGGCCTTATCACGATTCCCATGAACAAGGCCATGCTGTTCCGCACCCGGAGCCGCAAGGACAACCCCGAAGGCCGCTCCATCCTGCGCACGGCGTACCGCTCATGGTATTTCAAACGCCGCATACAGGAAATCGAGGGCATCGGCATCGAGCGCGACCTCGCCGGTCTGCCGGTCATCACCACGCCTGAAGGTATGGACATCTGGGACAAGGATGACGAGGACATGAACGCCATCCGCGCCGGGCTGGAAGCCATGGTCAAAAACATCCGCCGCGATTCTACGGAAGGTCTGGTCCTGCCATTCGGCTATACGTTCGAGCTGACCAGCACCGGCGGCTCCCGGCAGTTCGACACCAACTCCATTATCGCGCGGTATGACACCAAGATAAGCCAGACCGTTCTTGCCGACTTCATCCAGCTCGGCCACGAAAGCGTTGGCTCGTTCGCTCTTTCCAGCGACAAGACCAACCTTTTCTCCATGGCGATATGCGCGTTCCTCGACATCATCTGCCAGACGTTCAACTCTCAGGGCATCCCGGCACTCATCGACATCAACGGCGACCACTTCGCCGGAGTGACCGATTATCCCCGGCTGACCCACGGCGACATCGAGGACGTTGACCTTGCTACCATGGCCACCTACATCAAGGACATGACAAGCATTGGCGTTATCATCCCGGACGAATCTCTGGAGGACTACGTTCGTCAGCTCGGCAAGCTCCCCAAGCGCACCACGGATACCGTTCCGATGGAAGCCCGGAGAGCCGCCCAGCAGCAGGGAAACGAGCCGCCTGAACCTGAAACCGCAGCAGGGAAGGGCCACGATGGAGAAGAAGGCTTTGAAGATAACGGCAGCCATGTGAGCGCAGCCCGGAAGCGTCTTGGGAGGGAATGACCATGCTGGTGAATGTTCCGCACCCCGGCAGAGTGGCAAAGGCGAGACCCAAGAACATCGTGCTCCAGCGGCTTGAGCGGTATCTGCATGATGAGCAGGACGAACCCATCGAGCTGTTGTGCAGCCTGTGGGATGACCAGAAAGCTGCACTGACCTACCGCGAGATCAGAGATGCCGTCGTTGCCTGTGACTTCACTGAAGCCCTGTACGATGAGTTCGCACAGGACTACTCCATCTTCATCGCGGACAGGTTCGCCTCCGTCTGGAGCAAAGCCCTCAGCGCAGGAGCGCAAGCCCAGCCCATCATCGGAAGGCTCTCCTCATTTCATTTTGAGACCCAAAACCCCGGCGTGGCGAATTGGATAAACAGCCGCAGCGCACAGTTCGTGACCCGGTGCTCTGAACAGCAGAAAGAAGCCATCCGCGCACTGCTCGCCAACAAGGTGGTCGAAAGCCACACCGTTGACGAGCTGGCGCGGCTTATTCGTCCCTGCGTCGGCCTGACCGCCGCACAGTCGGCAGCTACGGTCAAATACTACGACAGCGTATTGTCTGCCCTCAAATCGGAACACCCCCGCATGAAGGCCGATACCGCCAGAAAGAAGGCATTGACCGCGGCTTCTCGCTATGCTGAGAAAGCGCACCGATACCGGGCCATGACCATCGCGCAGACTGAGCTTGCCACCGCCTATAACCAAGGAGCCGATGAAGGCATCCGTCAGGCACAGGCTGAAGGGCTGCTCGGCCCCGTGCTCAAGGTCTGGCGTACATCTGGCGATGATGCTGTCTGCGATATGTGCGCTGCTCTCGATGGAACGGAAATCGGCATTGACGACTCGTTCGCTTATGCCGGAAAGCTCCTGTTCCCGGAACAAAGGCTGCTCCCGCCGGCACACCCGCGCTGCGCCTGCGCCGTGGAGTACATTGAATCGCCGGTCTTCAGGTACGCCTGACAGTCGGCAGAAAGGAACCAGATGATCTCGTTCAAAGATATGATTACCCCCGCATCTCCACCTCCCACGCCCTCGGCCAGCGTAGAGAAGCGGAAGCTCACCATTGCAAAAATGGATGACGAGCGCAGACTCGCCTTTGGCTGGGCCAGCGTTGCCATCCGCGTTGACGGCGAGCAGATCGAGGACTGGCAGAACGACATGATCGACCCCGAAGACCTTGAGTCGGCTGCCTACAATTTTGTGGAGCTGTACCGCGAAGGCGGGGAGATGCACGAAAAAGGCGACGTCGCCGTTCTCATCGAAAGCGTGGTCTTCACCGAGGAGAAGCAGGAAGCCATTGGCATCCCTCCCGGAACGCTCCCTGTCGGCTGGTGGATTGGATTCCATGTCACCGACCCTGAGGTCTGGGAGAAGGTCAAGAACGGCGAGTACAGTATGTTCTCCATTGGTGGAGAGGCTGAGCGCGTCGAAATATAATCACGGTAATTCAGCCGAGTGTATCCGCACCCGGCTGTAATTATATCAACCCCGAAGAAAGGAGGAAGAACGTGGCAACAAAGTTAAAGCATCTCAAGGTCACATCCGTTGACTTTGTAGATGAGGGCGCGAACCCCGATGCCCATATCAGACTGTACAAGCGCAGAGACGAAGCCGCTGCCGAACCCGGCACTGAGGACCCCAACTCCGACGGTGCTGGATTCTTCAAGCGGCTTTCCTCCAGCTTGGCAAAAATGTTTGGTCTGGCGCAGGAGCCGGAGAGCGCGGAAACGGAAGTCCAGAAAAACTCGGCCAGTTTCGATGAAGCCTATGGCGAAGCCAAGGAACGTCGGGTCTGCGATGAGGTCTGGGATGTCTGCCTCGCGCTGAACCAGTCCCTCTGCTCCATCCTTGGTGATGGGGCACTGGATGGGGCAGCCGCCCGAACCGCGATGTTGGAGAGCCTTGAGGAGTTCGATTCGGTTGCGAAGGACTCCATCGAACAGTGGTCCGCTGGCAAGACCGCCAACGTCGTGCTGAAGAATGTTCCCATGGATGATGCTACCCGCGCTCTCGCTAAAGCGGCAGTTGATGCCCTGAACGAGCAGATCGAGAAGCATGGTCACTGTGAGAACGATGACGTAACCAAGGACACCGCAACCAAGAAAGACGACGATAAGTCGAAAGGAGAAGACGATATGAAAATCGACAAGTCCAAGATGACCCCTGCCGAGCGCGCTTTCTATGAGGAGATCGAGAAGCGTTATGGCGAAGCAGAGGCCCCCGGCACTCCCGCAGGTCAGACCCCGCCCCCGGCTGATAATCCCCCTGCACCCACCGCACCCGCAGGTGGTGGCACTCCCGCTCCCACTGCTGATGTGACCAAGGGCCTGAAGACCAACACCGACCCCGCGCCTATCGACCCCCGCGTTCAGGCTGAGCTGGACTCCCTGCGCAAGTTCCGTGAGAGCTACGAGGACCGCGAGCTGCATGATGTGGCCAAGCGGTATACCCTCATCGGGAAGAAGGAAGACGAGTTGTTCCCGGTGCTGAAGTCCATGAAGGCCGCTGGCGGTACTGCCTACGACACCTATGTGGCTGCGCTGGACGAGGCCGTCAAGTTTGCCGAAAGCTCCGGCACGTTTAAGGAAATCGGCAAGCGCGGCGGCGAAGCCCCGGACGCATGGACTCGTGCTGAGGCGAAGGCCGCAGAAATCATGAAGTCCAAGAACATCACCAAGGCTCAGGCTCTCGACGAGGTTCTTATGAACGACCCCGCCCTGCGTGCTGAGTGCGAAAAGGAGGACTAAACGCTATGGCAACCTACTTTGGAACCTCTATCAACGAAAGCCCCACCATCATCATGGAAGCCGGAGCAAAGCTCGAAGATGTTCAGGGCATCGCACTGGCAATCACCGCTGGCAAGCTTGCAAAGCCCTCTGCTGGCGCGAACGTCATCGGCCTGTCCCTGTTCACCAACGACGAGAATGTTGAAGCTGGCGGCTCTCTGACCGTTCAGGTGAAGGATATTGGCAAGTGGGTCGCTGGCGAGGCCATCGCAGTCGGCGACGAGCTGGCCACGGATGCTGCTGGCAAGGCTGTCAAGGCCACCGATGGCACATTTATCGTCGGCATTGCACTGAGCGCAGCGGCCAAGGCTGGCACTGTCGTCTCTGTCCAGCTCACCAAGTCCGGCTACAAGCCCAAGGCATCCTGACCAAGAAAGGAAGGTAAGACAACATGAGAAACATGAACAGCAACGGCGCAATCATGGCAGCTATTGCTAAAGGCTGGAAGCCCAACCGCTACCTGTCCAACATGAGCATGGCGTTCTTCAACAACAACGCTGACTACGTTGCGACCAAGATTTTCCCCATCTGCCCTGTGCAGAACTCCACTGGCTTCTACTATGAGTTCCTGAAGGGTGATCTGGCCCGCGACAATGTTCAGCGTAAGCCCGCATTCGGCAAGGTTCAGCCCGCAAAGCGCGGCCATACCGACAGCACCTACAAGTGCGAGGTCGATCAGGTCATCACCGGCATCGACAGCATCAATGCCCTGGACTACACCCGCTCTGGTGTTCCTGCATCTATCGACCCGCGCCGCTCCAGCGTCCGCTTCATCAACGACCAGATGCTCCTGCATCTGGACCTGACCTTTGCAGAAAAGTTCTTCAAGACCGGCGTGTGGCAGAACGAGTTCACCGGCGTTGACAGCACCCCCGGCAGCAACCAGATGCTGAAGTTCACCGATGCCAACTTCGACCCCATCGCATTCTTCGACGCTCGCAAGCGCGAGATTCGTCTGGAAGGCCGCCGCACCCCGAACAAGCTGTGCCTCGGCTATGACACCTTCCTCGCCCTGAAGAAGCACCCTGACATTCTGGAGCGTGTGAAGTACGGCGGTTCCACCCCGAACCCTGCCATCGTCAACGAGAAAGTCATCGCAGAGCTCCTCGGTTTTGATGAGGTCACCGTTCTGATGGCCACCTACAACAAGGCCGAGGAAGGTCAGCCCGATGACATGGACTTCATCTGCGAGAGCGACGGCGCGCTGATGTGCTACGTCACCAACAGCCCGCAGATCGACGAGCCTTCTGCCGGCTATATCTTCACTTGGGATATGCTGGGCAACGGCAGCTATATGGCCACCGATCAGTTCGAGGGCGAGCCGGGCACTCACAGCGAGTTCGTTGAGGGCCTGATGTCCACCGATATGCGTAAGACCTGCGACGATCTGGCTTGCTATATGTCCAAGTGCGTGTAATGGAGGTGGCTTATGAGCTATCTCTGCAAGAAGGCCGTCAAACTGTTCGGAAAGCCGTATCAGCCGGGAGACATCATCCCGACTGAATCTGTTCTCAGCACCCGCGTCCGTGCACTCATCACCTGCGGCTACATCGCCGATGCTCCCGCAGCCGAGGCGACAGAGAAACCTGCTGACCACAACGACGAGCCCAAAGAGGTCAAAACCGAAGCCAAAGGCCGGGCATCCTCCCATACCACTAAGGCCGGAAACAAGGCTTCTACGGCTTCCCAGCGGCATTCCACGAGCGGTAAAGGCTAAACCTACCATCTATCCAACAAGGAGCGCATTGTATGGCATACAACTACGACCCTGCGGCTGTCGCCGAATACGGAAAGGACAGGATGCGGTTTGAGCTTGGCGACACGATGGTCGAGGGTGGACCCGACACTACTGCGCTGACCGACGAGGAAATCGAGGCCGCCCTCTCTGCCTACCCCAAGTCGTGGAAAAGGGCAAAGCTGATGCTCCTTGAGAGCCTGTTCCGCAGGTTCTCTTATGAGGTTGACACCAAGACCGGTCCGCTTACGCTCTCCCTGCAAGCCCGCGCAAAGCTCTGGAAGGAGATGTATGAAGACCTGAAGAAAGAGGTCTCTTTCAGTTCCGTATCCATTGAGCAGCCACCAGAATGCTGCAAGAAGCCTCCGTACTTCTATGCTGGCATGATGGAAAACGAGCGGGCTGCTGACGACTGGAGGCATCGGCATGGTTAATGGACAGCTCATGTACCTGCGCCCCGGAAATCTGTTCAAGGACTTCATCATCGAGCACAGCAAGAGCGACCTGAAAAGCGGCCGCCCTTCTGTTTCGTATGAAGGAGATGGCACAGACTTCCTGCGCGGATGCCTTGCATCTGCCAATGAGGTGGACAAGGCCCACGGCACGGCTGACCACGTCATCACTCATGTCATCGTACAGCGCGGTAGGCCCCGCGCCGAACGTACCGACAGGCTCATCCTCGGCAACAGGGTGTTCTACATCGTCGATATTGACGATACCGGCTCGCTCGGAGTTTCGACTCTGTATTACGCTGAGGAAAGGACTGATGTGAAGTGACCACGCCCAAGAAAGCCTCTGGGCGGCTCAAGATTGCCGTTGACGATACCGTCAAAAAGGTCAATCGGGAGGCTGCCTCAAGGGGTATGCGAGCCGTCAACGCCATCCGCAACGCAGAGCTTGAAGTTCTGCGCGGAAAGCGTTCTGGCCGCGTCTACCGCAAACCGCACACCAAGTCCCACTACACCGCATCCGCACCCGGAGAGCCCCCTGCGAGAAGAACCGGCAACCTGCGCCTGAACTGGAACGGAACCGTAGAAAGTTCCAGCACCGGCTCAGGTCTGCGGGTCACTGCCGTTCTTGAAAGTCAGGAGCGATACTCCACCTACCTCGAAAACGGAACACGCCGTATGGCTCCGCGTCCGTTCAAGCAACCGATTTCCGAGAAGGCCATGCCTGAGATCGAACGGATTTACCACGAGAAATATGACTAGGGAGAAAGACAATGGAACTTATCATCAAAGAGAACCGCGCCCGGTTTGATGCAAACGTCATCAAGGCCGGGTATGCCATCTACGGCAAACACGCTTCGTGGGATGAGGGCAAGACTGGAATTGTCACCGCAGTCACAGATACCACCCTCGTGGCCATGTTCCATCCCGGCATTGGCAACGTCATCAACCACTTCATCATCCCCATTGGCGAGGTCGAAAAAGGGGAGTGGGACGTTCGTTGGTCGAAAGACCTCACCGCCGTGAACGAGCTGATGCCGGAGGTACAGGATGAATCTTGAGAACCTGATTTACAAGCGGCTGTCTGAGGCCAAGGACCTCACAAAGCACTTGACCACGTTCGGCGGCAAACCCGCTGTATTCACTCCTGAAGCTCCCGGCGATAGAGCCGTCGGATGGGGAACGACCACGCAGTACCCCAGAATCGTGTTCAACTTTGATATGCAGACCGATGGCGAGCGCAAGAGCGCAGGAACGCTTCTTGTCTCCCTGATTTGCCGCAACGACTCCGATGCTGTCCCCGAACTCATCGAGCCGGCAGTCAGGGAATGCTTGAAGGACGTTCTGCTCAAGGACGACAGCGACACACTGTATGCGTTCGCATGGGCCAGAACGGACGGTTTCTCCATGACTGAGGAGAAGAACGAACTGCTCATCGGCTCCGAAATCAGGTTCGACATCATCGAATACCCCTGTCAGGAAACCACCGACCCTGACCCGATTGTGGCAATGGCACGGTACATCAAGGGAATGTACCCGGACAGCATTGTTGTAGGCATCGACCACATGGACGACGAGACCGAGGCATCGAAAGAAGCCCCGGTCTTTTATTGCCGTCTGACATCCATCGACAAGCTGGAGGAAACCAACACCGTCGTCTGGATGAACGGCAAGATTGCCGTGTCGCTTCTTTGCCCTGACAGCCCAACGCGCCTGAAGATGGCCGCCGCTGTTGGAAACAGCCTCTCTCTCGATGGAGAGGTCGAGATGCTGGATGGGTCGCCCATGTATATCGACCACATGACCGCAGATTTGAAATCCGACTACCTGAAGAATGGACAGATTTTCGTTACCGCACGGTACGGTCTGCTCCGCTACAAGGCCGTCGGCTATCCGCTTAGACACCCCAACATCACCTACTAGGAGGTAAGACCTATGGCAAGTAAAAATGCTTCCGCTGACGCTGCTCCGACCCCTGTTGAGGCCGAGTACAGCGTGAGCGAGTTCGCTGCGAATGCCACGGCACTGTTTGGCGCACGGAAGGAGTGCGTCGAGGCTGCCATGAAGTCCGCAAACATCAAGAGCTGCACCGTTTCCAAGGCCAAGGAAGTCGTGGCAGCATTTCTGAACAAGGAGGTCAACTAATATGGCTGATTCCTATATTCCCGGCGAGAAGAAAATCCGCCCCGGTGCGCACTATCACATCGGCAAGAAGGGCACTGGCGCAACCGCTGGTGCTGTGAACGGCGTGACTGCTGTTCTGTTCCGCGCAGACTTCGGCCCGCTCTGCACCGCTGTTGAGATGTCCTCCGATGAGGACTACACGGATGTGTTCGGCGATGCACTGACCACCGATGCCATTGCACAGGCCATCGCTGGCGGCGCAAAGACCATCATCGCCGTGCGTGTCGGCACTGGCGGTACGGCAGCCACCCTCGACCTGAAAAGCTCTGGCGAAAGCCCGGCTGCTGCCGTCACCCTGACCGCCAAGTACCCCGGCGCAAAGCCCCTGACCTGCACCGTCCGTAAGACGCTGGCTGATGAGAGCATCAAGGAGTGCATCATCTACTCTGGCACCAAGCAGATTGAAAAGGTCGAGTTTGCTGCTGGCTCTGGCGAGGCCGGTGCGCTGGCTGAGGCGTTTGCCAATTCCAGCAACTTCATCGCTACCGCCAAGAGCGGCCAGACCGCCAAGGAACTGGCCGATACCTCTCAGACCATGTTCACCGCCGGCACGAACCCGACCGTCAACAACGGCGCGTACTCCGATGCCATGGAGCAGACCGAGCCTTACGAGATCAATACGCTGTGCGTTGACACCGAGGACAACGCTGTGCATCTGCTGGTCCAGTCCTTCATGTCCCGCATGATGGACGTTGGCTCTCTGATGACCGCTGTGGTCGGCGAGAAGAAGGATACTGACTTCGACACCCGCATGAGCCATGCGGCAGCCTTCAACGACGAGCGCATGATGTACGTTCTGAACGGCTCTGTTCAGTATGGCAGCACCACGCTGGACGGCTACCAGACCGCCGCACGTCTGGCCGGTCTGATTGGCTCCACTGCATCCAGCTCCTCGCTGACCCACACCGTCATCAACGGCTTCTCTGGACTGGGCGAGCCTCTGTCCAACACCAAAATCATCAAGGCAGAGCAGAATGGCTGCATCGTCCTCACCATGAACAAGAGCGGTCAGGTCTGGATTGACAAGGCCATCAACACCCTTGTAACCCCGCCCGCAGACCGCGATGATGGCTGGAAGAAGATTAGACGTACAAAGACCCGCTACGAGCTGATTCGCCGCTGCAACACCACCAACGACGATATGGTCGGCAAGGTCGATAACGACAATGCAGGCCGTGCCGCCATCATCGGTGCACTCCAGTCCATCGTCAACGAGATGATCGCTGAGAGCAAGCTGACCTCCGGCACCGTCAGCCTGAACCCCGCATATTCCCCGGACGGCGACAGCGCATGGTTCCTGATCGACGTGATCGACAAGGATTCCGCTGAACACATCTACACCGATTTCCTGTTCCGCTTCAACACCACGGACAGCGAGTAAAGGAGGAAGCATAAATGCTCAATACTTCGTCCGCAGCCGACTCCCGCTTCACCAGAACCGGCAAAGACGGCGCGTTCTACAACGACAACGGCGTGATGGTGGCATCCGTTGAAACCTACAAGTCCACCGTAAACTTCTCCAATGCCAGCTACAAGGTTCTGGGCGATATGCAGGAGCACGTTACTCCCGGCAGCTACAAGGTGTCCCTGAGCTTCACCGAGCTGGTCATCGAGAGTGATGAGTTCTTCACCGACATCATGAACGCTATGGAAGCTGGCGATTCCCCTCGCTGGAACTTTCAGGGCGCAATTCAGGGCCGCAACGGTTCCGAGGAGCGCATCATGTACCGCGATGTCATTCCCGATGGCGACATCGACCTGCACAACCTGTCCGTTGGTGACAACATCAAGCGGCAGTTCAACTGCACGGTCAACAACCCGCCCAAGCTGGCAAGTCTGCTTGGCACTGGCCGCTAACCTGAAACACACCATTTGACCCGCATGAGGGGAGGCAATGAGCCTCCTCTCATTTTTGTTTTATGCAAAGGAGATTACTGAAATGGCTGACTTTAAGAAAAGCGTTTCCCTTATGAGCAATGCCGCTGAAGCCGCTGAAACCGAAATCGACAATACCGAGTACACCGAGGAGGAGGCCAAGAGCGTCATCAAGGTCAACGAGGAGAACTTCATTCAGGGACTCATTGATGCCGTTGGCTTTGGCAATACCGAAACCCAGCGCATCGAGATCGTTCGTGGCGGCCGCCTGTTCTTCGCATTCCGCATCCATCCGCTGAACGCCGATGACTACAACCGCTGCCGCGAGAAGCACACCAAGTACGTCCGCAATAAGCAGCTCGGTATGAAGCTCCCGGAGAACACGGACAGCACCAAGTACCGCTCCGAAATCATCTATCGGGCCACCGTCAAGGAGGACCGCGAGAAGCTGTGGGACAACAAGACCGTCTGGGAAGCCCTGCGCGACCGCGATGTTCAGATCATGGGACCGCTGGATGTCATCGAATACTCTCTGCTGGCAGGTGAGAAGGACCGTGTTCTGGAGGCCATCGACCAGTTGAGCGGCTTCGACACCAATCTGGAGGAAGTCGCAAAAAACTGATTCGGTCCGGCGGGAAGCTGTGCCTCCTGCATCACATCTTCCAGAAGACCGGCATGACCCCTGACGAGTTCTACAAAAAGCCTCGCGGCGTACAGGCTTTTATGATCGCATCAACGCGAATAGCCATCGAATCCATGCAGAAGGGAGGGGATGACAACGGCTGAAACCATTCGCATTGAAATTCCCATCGAAACCATTGACAACACCGACCCTGCTTTGTCCAACGTCACCAAGAAACTTGACAAGTTCGGCGATGCTGCCGATAAAGCTGGCCAGTCCGTAGACCGAACTCGTGGCTATGTCTCGAAGTTCGACGAACAGGCCGATAAGACCCAGAAGTCGCTCGCAAAATGGGCCAAGGAGAAGTACGAGGTCGCGCTGGAAGCCAAAGAGAAAATCACTCCAGTGCTCACCGCTCTCGGAGGGAACCTGAGATCTCTTACCAGTAAAACATGGGGCTTTACCCTGAAGGCTATCGACCTCGCAACCACGCCCATCCGTACCGTCCTCAATCTGCTCAAGAATCCGCTTCTTCAGGCTGGAGCTTTCTTTGGAGTCAGCTTCGGCCTTGCCGATACCGTCAACACCCAGAAAGACTTTGAGGCAGCGATGTCTCAGGTTCAGGCTGTCAGCGGAGCCACCGGCGATGAGTTGACCCAGCTCACGAAGAAAGCTGAACGAATGGGCGCAACGACAAAGTTCACCGCAACCGAATCCGCTGAGGCGTTCAATTACATGGCTATGGCCGGATGGAAGTCCGAGGAAATGATGGACGGCATCGAGGGCATCCTGAATCTGGCCGCAGCGTCGAATGAAGACCTTGGCACGACCTCCGACATCGTGACCGATGCTCTTACTGCCTTTGGGCTGAAAGCGTCCGATGCCGGTATGTTCTCCGACGTACTGGCTGCCGCATCATCTAACGCCAACACGAACGTGTCGATGATGGGCGAGACCTTCAAGTACGCTGCGTCGATGGCTGGTTCTCTCGGCTACTCCATTCAGGATGTGGCCCTGATGACCGGCCTGATGGCGAACAGCGGCATCAAGGCATCTATGGCTGGTACGTCGCTGAATATGATTATGACTCGACTTTCCACGAACACCGGCCACGCCCTCGACACCTTGCAGAGCCTCGGCATCCAGTTCTTTGACAGCAAGGGCAATGCCCGCGCTCTGGCCGATGTCATCGAGGAGCTGCGCGATGCCACCGCCAACATGAACGATGAGCAGAAATCCAGTGTGGCCAATGCCATTGCTGGCACTGGTGCGCAGAAGGGCTTGCTGGCCATTCTGAACGCCTCCGAGACCGACTACAACAAGCTGGCCAACGCCATCGACAATGCTGCTGGCGCGTCCGAGCGCATGGCCGACACCCAGCTCGACAACCTGTCTGGCTCTATCACCCTGCTGCAAAGCGCGGTGGATGGCGTGAAGATCAGCTTCGGCAAGCGGCTGAATCCGTATGTTCGCTCCATTGCAGACGGTCTGACGGCATCCATGCCTCAGATTGAATCTGCCCTGAACGATTTTATGGATTTCGTAGACCGCAAGTATGACCGTCTTCAGGCCAAGGTGAAGGACATGACCGCTACCGAGGAATGGCAGAATGCAGACTTCGGCGGCAAGGTCAGCATCGCATGGAATGAGATCGTTGCCGACCCCTTCAAGGAGTGGTGGGGAACGACCGGCAAATCCATCCTCTCTGACATTGCATCCGACATCGGCTCTGGCATCGGTTCCGGCCTCAGCGCGGGTCTGATGATGCTCCTCGGCATCGACGTTTCGGATTCTGTAAACGAGGGAGCGAGCGTCGGCAAGGCGTTCGCTACCGGCTTTGCTGAGGGCTTTGACTTCGATACCATCAAGAAGCACCTGTTCTCTGGTCTCGGCAATCTGGTGTCCAGCGCAGGAAAGCTGCTTCCGGGCGGCAAGAGCGCAGACATCGGCTCTATCGTGTCTGCGGCCATCATCGCAAAGGCCGCCATGCCTATTATGAGCGTCGGCGGCGACGTTTTGAAAGTAGGCAAGAGCGTGTTCGGCGCACAGGAATCCCTCGGCGGAGCATCGCTTGCAGGAACAATCCTCGGCTCTGCAAACGCCGGCACTGGCCTGATGGGTCTTGGCGCGAACGCAGCCATTGGCCTCGGTGCAGGAAACCTTTCTGCCACCGCATCCCTTGGAGCCGGTGCGCTTGGTGCGCTCGGCCTTGGTGCTATCGCTGGAGGAGCCACCGGCGGCGTATCTGCCATCAGCGGCATCATCGACCTGTACAAAGCCCAGCGGTCCAACGATGAGGAGTACCAGAAAGCCTACACCTCCGCAGGAGCGGCAAAGCTCACCGGCGTTGCTGGTGGTGCTGCCGCAGGCGCGATGATCGGCTCCATCGTTCCCGGCGTTGGAACGGCTGTTGGCGGCCTCATCGGAGCTGGCCTTGGCGGTATCGCAGGTTTCGCCGAGAGCAAGCGCATCAAGAAGGAATACGAGGAGAGCGCGAAAGCGTCCACACTCGTCACCGAGAAGATGCAGAAAGTCTATGACCTCACCGGGTATTCCGTTGAGAACGTGAACTTCAAAACTCAGGCTCTCACCGATGCCATGAACGATGCTGACGTAAGCGCAGAGCAGTTCGGTAGTATGCTGCAAAATGCAGTGTCCAACGATATTGTCGAGCATTTTGGCGACCTGCACCTCTCCCTTGATGAAATCAAGGAAGCCGCCTCCACCATCGTTTTTGACGGAATGGAAGGCAAGTTCGACAGCTATACCGCTCAGGCTCAGAAAGCCCAGAGCACGTTGACTTCGCTGAAAGCAGCGGTCAGCGATCTTGACAAAGAAAACTGGAAGATGAGCCTCGGCATGACCGTAACCGAGGCCGACATCAAGGAGTACCGCTCCAGCGTGTCCACGATGGTGTCCAGCACCGCAGACTACCTCCAGAATAAGCACTATGAGGCGAATCTCGCCCTGAAGCTCATCATGGGAGACGCTGCCGACACTACCATGCTGGACAGCACCTACGCATCCTTCAGAAATCAGCTCGATGACCTGAGCGATAAGCTCTCCACGGCCATCGACGCGAATATCAAGCTGAACGGCGGCGTTCTGAAGCTCGACGGCGACAGCGAAATCCTCAGTCTGCAACAGCAGATTCAGGACATCACCAGCCAAGTCAGCACGGCAGAGGAAAACGCCAAGTTCGATGCCATCAAGATCAAGTACGGCGGCGCGGCTCTGGACGCTGAGTCGTTCACCAGTATGCAGGAGGAGTTGAAGAACGCGGTCAGCAGCATGACCGGCCAGTACGATGATGCACTGGAAGTCAGCCTTACCAACCTCCGGCTCCAGCTCGATACCGGCGCAATCGACCAAGACGAGTTCTATCGTCAGGTCCAGACGTTGACCGATGGCTACCACGCTCAAATCTCCGACCTTCAGGTCCGAGTCGAATCGTTCCAGCTCGATTCCATTGCTGAGGCATACAGCGATGCCCTCGACGGCATCCTTCCCAACCTGAAAGGCACGACCTCCGAAAAACTGCAACAGGCCATGGATGCCGCGCTGAAGGACAACCCCAACGTGGCAGAGTGGACGAACTCTGATGTTGTGGAGTGGTTCGACCTGAACGGAATGGATGCTGAAACGCAAGCCGCCGTCATCGACCTGCTGAAATCCGTTGCTGACTCCATGCCCGCTTCGTTCGCTGACTCCATCCGGGGCAGCGGCCTCGGAGATGCTGCCAGAGATGCCACCAGCGATGAGCTGGATGCTATCTCCGACACGCCGTTCGAGAAGGATGCTTACGTCAACGTCAAACCCCATGTCACTGTCAGCTCGACCTACTCCGCATCCTCTGGATTGTTCTCCTCCAGCCCTGCCGCAAGCAGCTCTTACAGCTACACCAGCCCTGTCACCGGCAAGACCGTCACGCCCTACGTTGCTGGAAACCACAGCATGAGCATTGGCGGCCATGCGTCTGGCGGCATGGTCAATGGCCGCGAGCTGTCGTGGGTCGGCGAGGAAGGCCCGGAGATGATCATTCCGCTTGTTCCCGGCAGAAGGGAGCGGGCGGTTGAGCTGTACCAGCAGGCCGGTGAAATCCTCGGCATCACCGCCCACGCAAACGGCGGTCTTGTTGGTGCTGGCTCTACCGGCTCTCTCACGTCCTACAACGCGCTTTCCTCCGATACACTAAACTATCTCACCCAGAGCGTAAACGAGGCTCCTATCGACTCTCATGCGCTCTCTGAGGACTACTCCAGTTCCATCAACAATTCCAATACTCAGTCCAGCACCCAGCAGACCACAGTGCAGCCGAACGTCACCGTCAAGGTCGAGGTCAGCCCGGAGTTCAACATCTCCGGCGGCGGCCAGTCCGACGACGAAATCGTGGCCGTCATCCGGCGGCACATGGGGGACGTTACCGATGAGTTGTGCGGCAAGATTGCTTCTAAGTTGGAAGAAGTGTTCGCCAATATGCCGCTGAAGGGGGTGGGCGTATGATTTGCCTGATACCGGGAGGGAACGGAACTCCGTTCCTCTTTTCCATTATGCCTGAGCAGATCGCGGTCAAGTACGGAGCCAAGTACCAGACCTTCGACACCATCTCTCGCGGCACCGTCAAGGTCCCGCGCGGCACTGATGTGACCAGCGTTTCGTGGAGCAGCGAGTTTTTTGGATTCAAGCGGCGAAACGAGCCCATCGTCAATCGGCTGCTCTGGATGCCCCCTGCGGCTTGCAGGAGCATCATCGAGGAGTACATCGAGAACGAAACCGTGTTGACCCTCATCGTCACGGACATCTGGCTGAACATCGACGTTACCGTATCCTCGTTCGAGGTCACAGGCTACGGCGCGTTCGGCAATCTCAAATACTCCATCACGTTCGAGCAGAAAAAGCCCCTCGAAATCTACACCACGGATGAGCTGAACACCGATTCCTATGCGAAGAAGACCGTCCCACGCATCGACCTTGCTGCGGCCACCACTGGCTCCGGCCAGAACTACACCATCGTCAAGGGAGACAGCCTTTGGAAGATAGCGCAGAAGCAATATGGAGATGGTTCGCAGTGGAAGAAAATCTACGATGCCAACAAGGACGCTATCGAGTCTGCTGCCAAGAAGTACGGCAAAAAGAGCAGCGACAGCGGCAAATGGATTTATCCCGGTGTTTCGTTGATTATTCCGTAGGAGGCCCGAAATGGTAGACATCTCGAAAGTTAAATACAGCGTGTCCGTCATCGGCGATGATGGTACGCAGTACAACATCAAGAACTACATTCAGGGCCTCGGCTGGGAGGAAAGCTCAAAGGAAATCTCCATGCGCCTGACGTTCAAGGCGCGGAACGATGATACCTCGAAAGGCCAGCTTTCCAGCCTTGTGAAGCCCGGAAGCCTCATTGTAGTAACCGCCAGCGATGGCGGTTCTTTCAATGGGGAGGTGGCTCGCGGGTATGCTGAGAAGTGGAACCCGCAAGACCGTTCCTCTGCCAGCGACCTATCCTGCATCTGCTATGATGAGATGTATCGGCTCCAGCGAAGCCAAGACAATCTGTACCTGCCAGATGGCACAGGCACGAAGTCTGCCATCCAGAAGCTCCTCGATGAGTGGGAGGTTCCTATTGGCGAGTACAAAGGCCCCAACGCCACCCACGGCAAGCTGACGTTCAAGAACAAGTACCTCTCGGACATCATTCTTGAACTGCTGGACGATGCCGTCAAAAAGGGCGGCGAGAAGTGCATCATCCGCGCCACGAAGGGCAAGGCGGATATTGTGCCATACGGCGGCAACGATTCCGTCTATGTGTTCAAGCTGGACAACACGCTCATCGTCAGCAACAGCCTCAGCACCGAAGACCTTGTAACAAAGGTCAAGGTCGTTGGTCAGGAAAATAAATCCGGCCAGAGCAGCGTCGAGGCTACGCTGACCGGCTTGACCGAGTACGGAACGCGCCAGCGCATCTACCGGCGCGGGTCCGATGAAAAGCTCGCAGATGCCAAGTCTGCCGCCCAAGCTATCCTCGATGAGAACGGCAAGGTGGTTGAGGATGTGTCTGTGAACGCCCCTGACATCCCATGGCTCCGCAAAGGACACCTTGTCTGCCTCAAGGCTGGCACATCGCATGGGATGTACTACGCCAGAGGCGTTGTCCACAACGCTGATTCCATGACGATGACCCTCGACCTCCTGAAAGCCCCGGATGAGGATAGCGATTCTGGCGGAAAACACGCTGTAGGGGACATCGTAAACTTCCACGGCGGTATGCACTACGTCAGCAGCTACGCTGATGCCAAGGGCTATAAGGCCACCGCAGGAAAGGCAAAGATCACGAAAGACCCATCATGCAGTAAGAACGGCGGGGCGCATCCGTGGCATCTCATCCACGTTGACAGCTCCAGCAATGTTTATGGCTGGGTCGATGAAGGCACATTCGATTAGGAGGTGAGTGCCTATGGATATGGACTCCAGCACCGGCGCAAACAGGCTGGGGCAGACTATCGCAAAGCGCATCGTCAAGCACATGGAGGGCGAAAGCTCCCTTGTTCTCGACTTTGGCGAAATCAAGGATGACGAGAGCTTGGTGACGAACACGTTCCCCATCCCGATTCCGAAAGGTGACTACCACGTTCTGCGGCAGCTCACCTATGGAAAGACCGGCGACATCCTTGCCAAAACGCAGAATATTGGAAGCCCCGGCAGCGGAGAACACGACCACAAAACCTTTGTGCTGAACAGCGTTCACGGTCCTGTGAAGGGAACTATCGGCACTCCTGCTTCCGGCCAACCTGACCCTCCCGACCCATCGCAGAGCAGCGCAGGAAGCGGTGGCTCTGAAGGTGCACACCAGCACCACGTTCTCGTCCCTGAAAAAATGCGCAGCCTGAAACCCGGTGACCGGGTTTTGGTCGCGTGGGTACAGAATGAAGCTGTTGTGGTTGACATCATCGTCAGCTCGTAAGGAGGGCACACCATGTCACAGAAATTGTATCCGACCTTCGATGTGCCTGAAGTCATCAATGAGGAAGCCCAGATCGACAAGGAATACCACCGCAGTATGAAGTGGGACCCCGAAAAAGGTGACTTCGTGCGCGATGGCTCCAATCGCGTTCTGGAGTGCGATGGCCGTGAGGCGTTTATGATCTGGTGCTTCAAGGCAGCGCAGACCGAGCGTTACCAGTGCCTTGCGTACCCACGCTCAATCGGCACTGAGATGGAGTCCATCAAGGACAACGACCACGATGTCGCGCAGTCCATGGTGGAACGCACCATCACGGAAGCCCTGAAGGTCAACCCCCGCACCGAGTATGTACGGAACTTCGAGTTCACATGGGATGCCGATGAACTGCACTGTTCTTGTGTTGTAAAGGGCATCGGATGGGACAACGAGTTCCAAATTTCAGTGTAAAGGAAGTGATGAAATGCAACCTGAATTTACCCGGCCTGACTTCATGGATGGAACATCTGCCGATGACATTCACCGCAGAATGATGGCCGAGCTGCCCGACGACATCGACGATATGCCCGGTGGCTTCCCCTACGATATGACCCGCCCAACGGCCATTGAGAAGTCCGAGCTCATCAACTTCCACCTGCTGAGAGCCTTGATGATCGCGTACCCGCAGTACGCATGGGATGAGTGGCTTGACCTCCATGGCCAGCAGGTCCACCTGACGCGGCATGAGGCCGCCCACGCTACCGGCGTTGTCACCGTTACCGGCTCCGCTGGAACAGAGCTGCCGGCAGGGACAGTCTTCTGCACCACGGCCACCAACGACGGACCCTCTATCGAGTTTCAGTCTGATGCCGATGCTGCTATCCCTGAAGGTGGGAGCATCGACATCAATGTGACTGCTGTGGAGGCCGGAACCAACTCCAACGTCAAGGCCGACACCGTTATCCTGCTGATGAAGCCCATCAACAACATCACGTCCATCACGAACAAGAACGGCATCACCGGCGGCACCGAGCGCGAAACCGATGATGACTTCTATGACCGTATTGCGGTGGAGTACAGCAACAGCATGACCTACCTCGGCAACGACACCGACTACAAGCGGTGGGCGAAAGAAGCTGGGGCAGGGGACTGCATCGTTGACCCTGCATGGAAAGGCCCCGGCACTGTCCGGCTTGTTCTGGTTGATGGAAACGGCCAGCCCGCGAACAAGGAGCTGATCGACGCAGTGTTCAACCATATCGTGTCGCCGGCAGACCGGGCCGCCCGCCTGTTACCCACCGGCTGCGCAGAGCTGACCTGTGCTGCGGCCACGACTGTCAGCGTGAACTACACCTGCACCGGCCTTGTCTACGACAGCGAGCACACCTCCATCGAGGAAATCACGGCGCAGTTTGAGGCATTGGTCAAGACGAAGTACGAGGAGGCCAAGGCCAACAACGTCCTTCGGTACAACGATATTCGCCCGCTGCTGGCCGACATCTCTGGAGTGACTGACTTCTCGGAATTTATGATGAACGGCAGCATGAACAACATCACGCTGGCGAACATCGAATACCCTGCCACCGGCACTGTGAAGTTCAGCTAGGAGGTATCACTGAATGAGGGCTAAGAAAATTGACCTTGAAAACTTTCCCACCAGCCAAAGCGCACAGAATATGCTTGCCACGGTCACCCCCGGATTCTACGACCAGTCCTACGTTGGCAAGTGGCTGTATCAAGTCATGGGTCTTGAATTTGACGAGGCCGAGCGGCTTATTACAGAAGAGCTTCCTCTCCAGTTCTTCCCTGAAACCGCCACATGGGGCTTGATGTACCATGAGCTCAAGTGGGGGCTGCCTGTGCGCGACTATCTCTCCTATGACGAGCGCAGGAAGCTCATCTACGAGAAGCGCGACCAACGTGCACCGATGACTCCGTACCGCATTGAGACCATGCTGGCGAACGTCACCGGCTTCTGGGCGAATATCGCAGACATCCACGATGGCGGCAAGTATGGCTATAAGGTCAGCCATCCGAACACGTTCATCGCTGTGTTCGTAGGCGATGGCTCACTGAACACCAAGGCTGTGAAGCGGCTGCTGGATTCCGCAAAGCAGTCGCACACGACCTACACGATCATCGACCGCATGGACACTGTTCTCGACTGTACCACGCTTGAACAGATGCTCCTGCGGAATATCAACATCAAAGCCGCCGTTCCGTTCTGGAGGGCGGCTTTGCTTGATGGCAGCGGATACCTCGACGGTTCCATGCTGCTTGATTCCATGCGCGAGTACGACCTGATTCTTGGCCTGATGTACCGGCAGGGTGAGTTCTACACCCCGCAGAGCATCGACCTGAGCAGAATGATGATTTGGCTCCAGTACGGCGTGACCGAGCAGTATACCGGGCTGAAATCGCGGCAAGAAATGGCCGTGTATTTCTGGCCAGCTCTGCGGCTTGACGGCTCCGTGCATCTGGACGGCTCCGAAACGCTCGACTGGTCTAGGCAAGACTGGCCGGCAGCCATCAAGTATAGGCTCGGACAACTCTTTACGCAGAATGAAGCCATCATCCGACGGCTCCGTATTCCGCTGAAAACCGAACTTTCCGAGGACTATGCCTGTGGCCGAGTTGAGTATGACGGAGAAGTCCACTTCTGGACCACGCTGAAGCTGGACGGCTCTGCCAAACTGGACGGCAGCGAGCTGCTGGATAAGTCCCGGCAGCCGTGGCCTGTATCCGCTGCGGTGGCATCTACGACCCCTCGTATTTCCGAGGAAATGGAAGATGTCACACTCATCACCCGAAAGGACCTTGCGTACCTGAACGGCTCTCTCAGGCTGGACGGCACAAGGATTCTTGATTCTGAGTATCACAAGGAGGCTATCTAAATGGCGAAAAATGTCATCATCACCAAGACCGCCAGAAAGAAACTCGTACAGGCGAGAGCAGGTATCATCTCCCTGCCCAAAATCGTCGGTATGGCTTTTGGTTCTGGCGGCGTGAACAGCAAAGGCGAGGTCGTCCCGCCGACTGACAACCAGACCACCCTGACCGCTGAGATGTACCGCAAGAAAATCGACGGTTACAGCGTTCTGTCCGACACCTCCATCCGCTACGAATGCACCCTGACCGAAAGCGAGCTGGCAGGTAAGAGCATCAGCGAGATCGGCCTGTATGATGCAAGCAACGACCTCGTCTGCATCAAGACCTTTACCGCCAAGGGCAAGGACGATGACATCCAGATGACCTACACGCTGGACGACGTGTTCTAAGCCTGCAGGAAGGAGTACAGGATGAAGAAATACACCGTTGACCCTAAGACGGCGGCCTATTCGGAGTCCATCGAGATTACCGAGACGACCGACACCAACCATGCCGACAACATCAATCAGGCTCCCAAGCAGTTGATGGCAAACACGGCAGAAAACCACCGGCGCATCATCGCTATCGAAAACCGCAAGGTACAGGCCGCATTCGATGAAACGGATGGCGGCCTGAATTTTATCATCAAGGAGGACTAACCCATGGCAGATCAGGTAATCAATTTCCCCCGCGACACCACGCTGAAACACGCCAACGAAATCCAGCGGGCTATCGCTGCCGGCTGTGCCACCCCCGGCACGGCTGACCTGTGCTATAAGCACCTCGTCGCTCAGGCTACCACCAAGGATGAGGTGGACAGCCTGTTCATCGAATGGTGGAAGGCTCAGTACGATTCCAGCAAGTACAGCAAGGTTCAGATGCTCGAACGCTGGTTTGGCAACGTGCTGGACGATGACCGCGTTCACGGCTGCACCGTTCCGCTGTATGCCACCAGCACCAGTGCTATCGGCGAGTTGACCGATGACAGCGTTGGCCTCGTCTGCACTCCGTCTACCGCATCCGCTCCGGGCCGTGACGACTTCGCGCACCTGCCCCAGTTCTGGTGCGTTGAGGTCGCTGCCGAGAAGAAGGAAGACGGCAGCCACGAAATCTTCTACGTCGAGCATATCGACGATCTGGACGATGTTCGCTCTGGCGAGCACCTGTGCTGGGTGTTGCAGAAGAACACCTTTGTCCGTGAATGGCGGGCTGACGGCTACCAGCACCTCCAGATGAAGTGCCACCAGACCACCGGCTTCAAGCAGTGGCGCGAGGGCAAGGACCGCACCGGCCATGTCTACGCCTATATCGCCCACCCGAAATATTACGCTGGCAAGGTTGGCGGCAAGGCCACCTGCGGCACCGGCCTCGCACCCATCAACTACACCAGTCATACCTCCGGCGTAACCCTGTGGCGCACTCGCGGCACTCAGTATTCCGGCGGCTCTGGGTCTTTGATGAAATTCCTCGACCGCATGATGCGCCTGAAGTACGCTCGCAAGGGCAACTCCGGCACCATCGAAGGCTGCACCTCCTACAGCTTCCAGTACAAGGCAGCCGTTGCAGAGACCGGCGTTAAGCGGTTCATTCTGACCGTTGCTCAGGCTGCAAACCTGTTCGTTGGCAGTGCGGTGTCTATCGGCACTGACACCGATGGCTCTACTGACCGCAATGTTGCCGATGTTCACGATATTGCTACTGAGGTTCGCATTACCGCCATTGAGCCTGTGACTATCGCTGACAGTCAGTATTCTGCCGTGTATGTCAATGTCACCGACACGTTTGATACCGTGAAAGACCAGACTCTCCTGAGCACTATGCCGTACTTCTCCGGCTGGAACGACGACGTTCTTGGCACTGACGGCAGCAAGTACAATGCCACCAACGGCAAGGAACCCGGCCTGCTCCAGAAGGTCGAGTTTATGAACGGCTCCTACCTCATCATCAGCGATGAGCTGTGGCAGTGGGGTAAGGATGCCAATGAGGACTTCACCTTTGACTGCTACGTTTGCAAGGACCAGAGCAAGGTCAGCGGCACTGCCATCACCGAGGATTATGTCAAGCAGGAAGGTCTGACGCTGACTCTGCCGAAAGACCTTATGACCTCTTGGCACTGGCAGTATATCGAGGATACCGACTGTGGAGACATCGAGTGGCCCACTGGCGTTCAGGCAAGCGGCAGCGGAGTCGGCTGTAAGGCCGGCTTCGGCTGCGGGCCGTCCACCTCTGGTCTCCGTGCTGGGTGGTGCTTCGGCGGCCTCAGCGACGGTGGCGGTGGCGGTGTAGCTTGCCGCCGCTCGGACAGTTCGGTCGGGAGCGCGAACTGGCGCGGCTCTCTTGGCGCACCTGACATTGCCGGGTAACGGCGGGGTGAATTGTCCTATGGACAAGAGGGGCAGCAAGCCCCTCATCGTTTTTTGTACAAGAAACGAAAAGGGTACTGTGGTGATTAAGAAGGCCGGCTTCAACTGCGAACCGTCCACCTCTGGTCTCCGTGCTGGGTGGTGCTTCGGCAACCTCAACGACGGTGGCAATGACGGTGTAGCTTGCCGCAACTCGAACAATTCGGTCGGGAACGCGAACTGGAACGGCTCTCTTGGCGCAACTGGTTACGAGCGGAATGTATATCCGAAAATCATTGCACCACAGCATCCTCGCTTATGTGCGAAAATTGCTTGAAACCGGCGGAGGTTGGTACTGAAAGGGAAGACCACCGATAGTAACCAGATGATATACAGAAAGAAGGTAGCAAAGTACGATCACGAGATGCAAACCAGCGGAGGTGAACATTGACTCCGCAGCATTCAATCTTCCTGCTACCGTTAAAGCATTCAAGGGCAAGTTGAAACGGAACGACTTCCAGCGCGAACTGATTCATACTGGCCTGATAAAGAAAAGCGAGATTGCTTTTGAGCGGCTGGACAAGCACAATGACCGGCCTAAAACCAATGCGGCCATCGCCGCCTACAACGACTACCTCACATCCTGCATCAACGAGCGAAACCTCGGTCTGAAGCCAATCCGCTGTTTTCAGCGCGTTGACGGCCTGACGCAGAAGCTCCGTGACATCTGCCAAGAAAGCCCGAAGCAGCAGGTCTTGGAGTACATCGCTGTTGAAGCGTTGATGCCCCTGTTCCGCGCCAAACTGCTCCCGGTTCAATACGGCAGTATCCCCGGACGCGGCCAAGTCCTCGGCAAACGGAAAATCGAACGTATTCTCCGCATCAAGCTGAAATGCAAAATCACCGTGGCGAAAGGCGATGTCAAGAAGGCGTACCCCTCTGTCACCGTCGAATGCTCCATGACCCTGCTGAACCGCGACATCGGTAAGAATAAGCCGCTGCTGTGGTTTGTCGGCGCGTTGATGGAGAACTATCCGGGCGACCATCTCTGCATCGGAAGCTACCTCTCCACATGGCTGTTCAACTACGTCATGTCCTATGTCCTGCGGTACGCAATGAGCCTTGCTCAATGCCGCCGTGGAGTGCGAACTGCATACGTCAAAGCAATCGTCTGCTATGCGGACGATTTTTCTTTGTTCGGATTCTATTCGCAGCTCGTCAAGGTCATACGAAAATCGACCAAGTGGGCTAAGGACCACCTCGGCATCAACATCAAACCTGCGTGGCAGATTTACCGGCCTGACACGTTCGAGGAGGAGAAAGCCGTTCGCTGCGAGAGAGCCGCTGGCAGCCACCGGCGTACCGAGGGTGTGGACATGATGGGCTTTGTTATTCGCAGAACCTACACCATCATCCGAGGCCGCATTTTCCTACGCATCCGCAAGCAAGTCCTGCGAGCATGGAATGACATCAAGCGGCTTGGCTATCTGCCGTGGTGGAGAGCTTGCCGCATCACGGCCTACAAGGGCTGGGTGAAGTTCTCCGATAGTGTGAAGTTCGCCGTAGCATATCGCTTTTATCCGTTATTGAAGCTCGCTCGTCAGAGCGTTAGTACACATGGCCGAAAGGAGTATGTGAAAAATGAGCAAAGAATTCTACTCGTTGCAGCCTCTGGCTGTTGAAGTGCATCCTGTCAGCACTGGCACGGACATCATTCTGCGCCGTGACATCAAGGAATGCACCCTGACCAACACCGTCACCGATGACGACGGCAACTCCGTCGAGCAGGAGTCCACTGCGTTCTCCTGCGAGGAGATGCAGTACCGCTATCGCGGTGAAGTGACTGCCGATGAGGTGACTGCCAAGTTCGATTACTGGTGGGATATTGCCAGCGGCAAGACCCAGCAGGAGGCCGAAGACGACGATGCCAAGCGCAATGATGAGCCTACGCTGTCTGAGCGCGTCGAGGCACTGGAAGGTGCCTTTATGGAGTTTGTGGAGGTGGTTCTCAATGGCTAAGTTCTATGCTATGCAGATCAGGATGCACAAGATCACGATTGACGACGTGCCTGAGCGTTATCAGGCCGCCGTTAAAGCCCTTCTCAAAGCCGATGTGTAAGGGCGAGTATTACAGCCACGACCTGCTCGAAATGGCAGCCTACGGCATCCTCGGCCTCCAGCGCACCAAGGAGAACGAGGAGAAGGTGCTGAACCTCCATAATCACCTCATCTGGAAGTCGTATGAGCGCGGCAAGGATGATGTGACCGATGCCATCATGGACGAAGCAGAGCGTTTGGCCGAATCCGAAGAAAGTTCGCCGTTCGCTCTGCGGTGAACCAAAGACAGGAGGCTCAAGGTGAGTATTGTCACATTCCAGCGCGGCGACCAGACCGCGCTGACGAAGAACTTCGCACGGTACGAGTTTCAGTGTCCCTGCGGCTGTACAGGGCAGATGATCGAGCAGGAACTCGCCGACAAGATTCAGGGCATCCGGGACAAGCTGGGCAAGCCCCTGAAAATTACCTCCGGCTATCGCTGCGTCAAGCACAATGCCGACAAGAAGGTCGGCGGCAGCAAGCAGAGTCGTCACCTGTACGGTATCGCTGCTGACTGGAGGACTGTTGACAGGAGTGTGAACCCTGTTGCTCTCGGTATTCTGGCGCAGAAGGCCGGGTTTGGCGGCATCGGCATCTACTGGCACAGCAGGGGAGCATTCGTACACACCGACACGCGGGGCGGCAAGGCCACATGGCTCTGCACCACGCCCGGACAGTACCCCAGCACCAGCTACAACGCATTCATCCTCCCGACCATCAAACAAGGGTGTTCTGGGGCTGCAAATCGCAGTGCGACCATCATGCTCCAGAAGCTCCTGAAGGTCAACGCTGACGGCATCTTTGGCTCTGGTACGACCAAGGCTCTGATGCTCGCCCAGCAGAAGCACGGCCTCGTGCCCGATGGCATCTGCGGTCCTAAGAGCTGGACCGCGCTGTCTGGCGCAAGCAAGTATCTGTGAGAGGGGAGGTGATACCGATGTGGGATTTCATCATCCAGTATTGGGCTGAGTGGGCGTTTGGGCTTCTCGGTACTGCTGTCATCGCGGTGGCCATCAAGTACAAAGCTCTGCTCGACGGCGTACTGGCGATTCTGCACGACCGCCTTTATCAGGCTTGCCAGCATTATATCCAGCAGGGGTATATCGACATGGCTGGCCTGAAAAACCTCGAATACCTCTACCGAAGCTACCACGCTTTAGGCGGAAATGGGACCGGGACGGAACTTTTTAACCGAGCCAAGGCCCTGCCTATTCACGACAACTGATTTGAGAAAGGAATAATACCATGAAGTACACCAACAAGATTACCGCCGCCACCATCGCTCGCACTGCCGCACTGCTGCTGGCTCTTGCAAACCAGATTCTCAGCGCATTCGGCAAGTCCCCGCTGCCCATCGAGAGCAGCACCGTGGAACAGTTGGTGACCGCCGGCATCACCACTGTCACCGCCCTCATCAACTGGTGGTACAACAACAGCTTCACTCAGGCCGCGATGGAGGCCGATAAGACCTACGACCGCATGAAGCAGAACGACTTCTGATGATTTGTTGATGCCACCATTTTGTTGACCTCAACAAAATCGTTTTGCCCCTGACATAGCACGACCCCCTCTGACCTATATGGCCGGAGGGGGTCTTTTTTGTTTATGCAGATTTCTTCGGATTCCAGATGGCATCACTCATCCAGATTTCCTCGCTCAGCTTGTACAGCATGGACTGACGCTCCATGATGGAGGTCTTGTTCCATTCCGGCCACGCCTTCAGCTTCTCATTGGCCTTAGTGATGGCGTTGTTTTTGCCAACGTCCACCAGCTCCGGCAGGGAGGATGTAAGGTACACCGTGGATTGCCTGTAATCCACGCATTTGTCCTGATAGGTGCTATTGTGAATCGAGCGGTTGATGGTGCTTTCCAGCAGCGTGAGGTTGCCAAGGCGGTTTACGATGATGGAGAACTCGTCCTCATCCACACCGTACTGCGCCTTGTCCGCACAGGTCTGCGGCATGATGTGCTCGATCTCGAACGACCACGGAATCAGCCGCGCCAGCTCCTCGATGGTCGGCTCGTCCGTCATGCCGTTGCCTGTACGGAGGCCGTTCACATAGGCAGAGAGCTTTGCCATGATGAACTTGACTCTGTACTGCTGCATACTGTTCAGGCCCAGCCGCATGAAGTTTGCCTCGTTGTCCGTTTTCCAGCGCGTGACTTCCGGCAGGACTGCGGTGCTGATGAACGTGTCCAGCTCATCTGCTGTTTTGATACCCCGAACCTGACCGCACCACTTGACGAAGACGCGCTCGGTATCGTTTGTCGTTACCCGGTTGATGACCGTGTAGTAAACGATGGACTCTACCAGCACCTCGAAGCGGTCAAGAACGGCAGGCTCCATATTGGAGGCCGCCAGCAAAAGCATCAAATGCAGGCGGTAGGAGAGGCCAGCCAGCAGGGGAATATTTTTTAGGCTTCGTACCCCCCCCCCGACTGAATTTGCAGGCTTCTTGCAATTTGCATAGAAAGTGGCAGAATCCTTCATTGTTTGGACAAATTTGAACGGAGCTGATGCGTATGGACACTGGCTCTTGTTTGCTTTGAGCCATGCGAAAATGCGGTCTTCACGCAGAACACCATTCGGCTCTTTTGAAACGTCGTACTTGGCCATGATGAAGTAGCGCAGGAAGCGCAGCGGCTTCTCGTCGATTCGCTCCAGCTCGTTGATGACCGATTTCCATTCTGTGTTGAGAGCCGCGAACTGGTTTGGCTGCACGTTTGTGAACAGCATATTCTTCAGCAGGTCGATAGGGTCGAGGTTCTTGCCGCGCTCGTTGATGGTCTCGAACATTTTCAGCGCGTCCACCACGTTCTGCGTGTCGATACGCACGAAGCTGGACTTGTACAGCAGAAATGCCGCAAACGGACCGAAGGCTGTGATGTCGGCGAAGTTATCCCGCATGAACTGCTCTACGACTTCCGCTGCATCGAAAAGGCGGCCTCCTGTTTTTGAAACATCGCTTGGCCGAGGCTCGCCCTTTGCAATCAGCTCAAGGCAGTTTGTGACGTTCTGGTGCTGAAGCTCCAGCCGATACCGCGTGACAGGAACGCCGTACTGATTGAGGCTCGTTCCGCAGATGAGCTGGTCGATGGATGCTGTCGGGATGCCGTACTCCGCGTACAGCTTCTTCACGATGCAGAGGATGATGAAGAACGTGGTCAACCGCTGCTGCCCATCCACCAACTCGAAATCGCCATTGGCACTGCACGTTACGATCGTGCCAAGGAAGTACGCCTTGTTCTTGTCGCTTGTGTAGGCATCCAGCAGGTCCTCCATAAGCTGCTTGACCTGCGTTTTCTCCCAGACGTACTCGCGCTGGTATTCCGGGATGACGTAGAAGGCACTAAACGCCGTATTGATGCTCTCATCGGTGTACCTGATATTGGTTTGCCCCATGATTTTGTTCCTCCAGTTTTGATTTTGTGATGCTCAAAACGACTGGCCAACCGCGTCCATTGGACAGTCCGCGTGACGTCACGCGGACGCAGTGAACCGGCCGAAAAATCTGTGATTCTGAGGATTTAGGGTCAAATGTCACGCGGACGGTCACAAGGACGGTCACGCGGACAAAATTCGGACGCACTTTTTGACCCAAAATTTGACCCGACGAAAATGTTGCATTTTTCATGGACTTCTGTTGGAAAAATCCGTAGTTCCACGCATTTAGGGTCAAATGTCACGCGGACAGTCCAATGGAACGTCCGTGACCATAAAGAATAAGAGAAAAAGTATATTAGTTATATATGGTCAAATGAACTGGGTCAATCGGGTCAAATTGTTTTGCCGTCCGGCATCTTGAATGTGTAAACGAACTCCATCCCCAATGCCTTGGCAATCTGCTCCATCTCTATCCGGCTGAACGATTCGCGCTTCATGCGGGCGTTGAAGTTTGACTTGTTCATCCCGATCTTGTCTGCCAGCTCCGCCTGCGTCATGCCGGCATAGCTGAGTGCCACCTTGATAAGCTGCTCCGTTGTCATAGTATTCTCCTCTCCGGCAGCATCATTGCCGCCTCTTTGTTTGCCTTCAGTATAAACGCTGGAGGTAACGAGGTCAACAGATTTAGCAAAAAAATCTGTAAAAACGTAGATTTTTCGGTTGACAAAAGCCCGCCACCTGTGCGAAGATATAAGCACAAAAACAACACACATACGAAAGAAAATGGAGGAAAATGCTATGACTACTTACCGCGAACTGATCGCCCGCCGCAACGAATTTTCCATCTACTCCCCTGAGTGGAAGGAAGTCGGCGACCTCATCGACGCTTACGTCCGCGCTCAGATTCTCGCTGGTCACATGGAGTTCGCCAACATGATCGTCGGCGACTTGGGCGACATCGCCGAGTATGGTGCTTACGAGAATGACCCCGATTTCAAGAAGGAGTACGACGGCTACATCGAGTGGTTCCGCAAGTGGAACTTCGATGAGTACGCCGATGAGCTTGAGAGCTTCATCGAGCTGTAACTACATACGACACGTTGAACGGAGGAACGAATATGAATAAAGCATACGTTGAGCAGATTCGCAACGGCCTGAGCACCACCGCGCTCTCTATGGATACCCAGTGGGCGATGATGCACAACCCCAAGCTGAACGATCAGCAGCGGCTTTCCAGCGAGGCTTGCTATCAGGGCTTGATGCAGACTCTCTGCTTCATGGGCGGCGACTGGGTACGCGACCAGCACGGCAAGCACCGCGTCTTCCTTGCCGGTATGTCCAGCAGGGAAAATGACGAGTACACCTGCGAAGAATAAGAACAGAGCGCACCCGCCGAGTGTGGTAGGTGCGCTCATTTTCTTGCAAAAAAATACGTCAAATCGTAGATTTTCGCTTGTCAAACGAATGAACTTGTGCGATAATAAAGTTACCAAAACAACACTAAAAATCCACTGAGGAGGTAACTGTATGGCAATTCCGCACAGAGCGCGCTGGCCGCCCAAAACGGCTTGACCGCTCAACATCTAGGCAGGAGGTGTATGAAAAATGAAAGAAGCTGATAGCATGAGCGCAAAGGAAATGGATAGGTTGTCCGACTGGCTGAAAAGCCACGGCCACACGGCAGACGATGTTCTTGACTGCCTGAAGTACATAGCACAAGACAAGACCGCACCCAAAACCCCGGAGAAAAAATAAAAGCCTAGGCTTCCCGAACTTGACCGGGACGGAAGCCTAGACCTTGGAAAGCAGCCGGGAGTCCTGCCACCCGGCTTGCTTTTTAATTTTAACAAGGCCGGCAGGAGAAATCAAGAGGTTCACGATGAAAGTTAAAGAATACGTCGATTTCGACCATTACGAGCGCGACCCCCACCGTCAGGACGTTGACCTGATCTGCATTGTCGGCAAGCCGAACGGCTATGTCTGCGCCGACCTCATCACCGACTGCCGCCGCTGGCAGACCGCGTTCCGCCGGTTCTTCAACGTCCTCGGCAGCGACCCTCGGTTTGAGGGCTGGGATTCCACCGTGTACGAGGCTATGCTCAACGGCGTGTGGAAGGACAAGGAGATGGTGGACGACAAGTACACCGGCGGCTGGTTCTGGGAGGTCGATGACCTCGATGGCCGCTTCTACATCTGCCTGAATGTGCCGGGGGAGGTGAACGTCTGATGGCCCACAAAATGCCGTATTCGCTCGTTCTTGATGGCAAGACCATCTTTGAGAGCAACTACCTGCCATACATGAAACGGTATGCTGATGAGCAGCTTGAGGAGTTCAATGGCTTCTACGCTGAGATTCGTCGTTACCGCAAGGTTTACGCATTCCGCTTCTACAACACGAAGTGGTCCCGCTGAAAGGAGAGATTTACATGGCACTGTATGCCGTCTACTACCAGACCGGCGTTTCGCCCCTCGATGGCGAGCCGCTGTGCACCGTTTGCCTCATCACGCAGTCTGAGGCTGCCGCCATTGCCAAAGAGCAGGAACTGACAAAGGCTGGCCTGACTGCATGGTACGACCAGATTCAGTAAGGAGATGATGCCCTATGACCAACCAGAGCCCGATGACGCTGCCTGTGTACAGCGATCAGGCCATCAGCAGGATGTTCTGCGACTACGTTGATTCCACGAACTGCAAGGAGCGGCACACCGCCGCCGCAGTCCGTGACTACGATGTCTTCGCCGATTACGTCGAGAACGAGACCCGGAGCAGCAACACCGTCCAGAACGCCCTGCTCGAAAAGGCAATGGATTTTGCTGTGGAGTATGAGGAGAGCGGATTCATCGCCGGTTTCCGCTGGGCTGTTATGATGTTCCTGCATGGTGCGCCTGAGCCGCCAGCAGAAGCCCCAGAACGCGCCTCCGAGCCTCCGACAAGGAAACTCCAGCCCGAACCGGCAAAGCCCGCTCCTGCGTCCTCTGCGCCGCTTCTGCGCGATGTCGAGGATGACAGGTGCGTTGACAAGCCTGTTGCTGGCTGCATCACCACGAAGCAGATCGCCGAGCTGTTCAGCACCAGCAACTTCAAGGTTGTGCGGCGCATTGATGAGCGCATCATGCCGTACCTCGACAGCGAGACCCGGAAGAACTTCCAGCTCGTGCGCGGCTTCAACTCCCAGCACAAGAAGACGACCTTCTACCGCCTGAACCGCACCGCCTGTGATCTGTACCTCGAAGAAATCTCGAAGTACAAGAAGCTCGTCAACGTCGCCGGTGGCTGCGGCGCGATGCAGGAGCTTGTCGCCAAAGTTTTCCCGGCTGATGCACGAAGCCTTCCCCGGTGAGCTGGATTTTTCCAGATAATTTTCAACATAGCTGGAAAAATCGGTTGACAAATTGGAAAATTCCAGCTAGAATAAAGTTACAGTCTATCAAACAACAGATTTTTGGAGGAAAAAAGTATGTTGAACACCAATAACGCGCCCGCCTTTAACGCCAACGATGAGGCTTGCTTCATCCGGCTCCTCGACAGCCGCGAGCAGCAGCGTCGCCGTGCAGCCCGCCGTCAGCAGGATGCGGACCGCACTCGCCTGATCTCGGCCCTCAAGACCGTCGGCATCGCGGCTCTGGACCTCGCACTCGTCCTGTTCATCATCTGCACTGTTTTCTGAGAGGAGGTTGGATATGGCTGACAAGTATGTCGCGCTTCTCTCTGATTCTGATGCACACCTGCTCAACGAGATGTCCAAAAAGCTCTCAGAAATGAGCAATCAGCTCGACCCTGTTGTCGATGCTTTGTGGGACAGAGCCAACGCCTCCCACGGCTTGAGCGACAAAGATGACCTTGTTGCCATCAACGACATGATGAGCAACATCGAAAGCTGCATTGGAGACGCTGTTTCGTACATCGACCGCCTGCTCGAAAGTTATTTGCTCAAAGACCGCGAGGAGGAATGACTATGGGACGCGGAAATGTCTGCACCACTGGCCCCTACGAAGGGGTGTTCTACATCGACAATGACTACACGGCTGTTTACCGGAAGGTCAATGCCGCCGATGACGACATGGATGACCGCAAGCTCCGCTACTGGTTCGGCACCGATTCTCCCGAAGAAAAGGGCTGGGAGTACGATGAGTGCGAAAGCGTCGATGAGGAAGATTATGACCTGCGATTGTTCTCCGATGACTTCATGAATCGGTTTCCTGATTTCAGCAAAACGAACGAGAATATTTCAAGGACTCGGCGAGCGATTCTCGAAAGCCCGCTGTTCTACGTTGCCGTTGAGGACAATGAATGGTCCACCGCTGTCGAGCTGATTCAGAAAGACACCGACTCCGATCTCGACCTGAACTCGCAGAACGCTTTGTACCGCATCTACCTCGATGCCATGAAGAAGATTCTGCTGTGGCTGTTCCCAAGCATCGGCATCTACACTGGGCCGTGGACGCACGGAATCATCACGAGAGAGGAGAACGAAAATGAAACAGCTCAGATGCCCTAAATGCGGACATGAATTCGGCTACGATAACGGCTATTACGACCGGAACATCGAACGGCTTGGCCATGAGATTGCAGACCTCAATCGTCAGCTTGCTCAGCATAAGCTCCTGCCCTTTCCTGAACAGAAGCGCAGAACGGATTGGTGGCTGCGAACCAAAAAGGCCCTTGCCGAAAAACAAGAACAGCTCGGTGAGCTGAAAGCTATCCGCAAGGCAGCAGATCAACAGCTGAACTATGCGCATAATGCGATTTTCAAGATGCTGGTAAAAGAACGCTTAGGTGAAAAAGAGTACATGAAGCTGATTGAAAAGGCCAATACCGAGCTTGATGCCTATGAAATCAGTGGGCAGATGTGGGATGGATATTCTCGCGCTCACGGCAGGAGCGTTACCGGCATCAATAAACTGTGAGTCTAGGCGGAGAAGTACCGCGATAGATTAAATGGCCGTTATGAGAACTTGCTTTTTGACCCGAATGTTTAAGCGAAAGCTGAAATGCTTTTTGAAATCGAAAGGAAAGAGTGAAATGTCTGAAAAGAAATTTGAAGTTTTGGTTCAGGTTCGCGCAGCACTGACCCAGCAGGACATCGACGACATCATGGTGTCTGCCCTCGAAGGCGGTATCAACTACTGGTGCAGGCGCGTCGTCGTGCAGGGTGATTACCTCGGCGAGTATGCCAGCGAGCAGATTTCTCGCGGCGGGAAGCTCGCTGTCTGGCTCGATGAACCGTTTGAGGAAGACAAGACTTGTTATCTGCTCGACCTCGACAAGTTCCTCGCCGGCTTCAAGCTGTGGCTGGAGAATGGCTGTGGCAACTGCGATGTCGTTGATGCCTCCGATGGTTCTGTTGACTGCGGCGAGATTGATGGAACCGCCGCCGACGAGATTGTCCAGTACGCCTTGTTCGGCAATGTTGTGTTCGCCTGAGAAGGGAGGTGAGATCATGGGCGTTGCCGCCGATACCATCTGCCGCTGTATGAAGAAAAAGAAACTCCGGCAGAAAACCGTGGCTGCCAGTCTGAACGAGAATCCTCGCCAGATTAACCAGCAGCTTCGGCGCATGGATGACATCAAGGTGGAGCGTTTCTGCAAGTACGCTGACGCCCTCGGCTATGATGTTGCTGTCATCGACCGAGAGAGCGGGGAAGTGGAAAAGCTCGACCCTGCGAAAAATAATCTGTGAAATCATAGACCATTTGCTTGTCAAACGGTCGGCATCTGTGCGAAGATAAAGTTACCAAAATCAACAACCTCGTTACCTGCAAAAATGATTTTGGACTTTGAAAATGGAGGAATTGATATGGACGACAACGCCACGAAATCCGTGCTTCCGTCGAAAGAAGCTCTCCTTGAGTTTCTGAAGACGCACAAGTACAAGTCTCTCCCGACCGCCATTGATGCCGCGCGGAGCGGCAAGAAGCTTGTCTTCATCTTTCTCGATCAGGAAGCCTATGGCGACCGCAGCTACTACTACTGCGAGGAAGATGACACCGTTTACTCCGAATACTTGAGCATCGGAGACTAAGAGGAGGAAGAAACCATGGTCAAAGAATATAAGACCATTCGCGATGCCACCGAGCTGTGGGTGCATGAGATGAACGCCATCCCGCAGGGGATGATTCAGGACCTGATGAGCCTGCATTCTTATGACTGGATGGAAGTCACTAAGCCAAGCACCGGCGACCGAGTGTATGTTTACGAAATCCCTGATGAGGTTGACAACACCGCGCACGAGGGAGAAGTCAAGAGCTATAACGACGAAAGCGAGCTGTACTGCATCGAGCTTGATGATGGCAAGCTCGTATCTGCGGAGGCTGATGACTTTGAGGTCGAATACGATGGTTCACTCCCGATGTGGGGAACGATGTGGTCGTTCGGCGACTCCTGCGACGATTGGTGGCTTGAAGAAGATGATGGCATCCGGGCGATGTCCGACTGCGGCTTCCGCATCTACAAGAGCGAAGACTACGGCTACTTCTTCGGAATCGACGGAGCCGGGTACGACTTCTATGAGGAACACTGGATGCCACTGTACAAAGCTCGCGGCCTTCACTGGCATGACCCGCAGGCCGAGGAAGACTATCAGATGCACGTTGTCAAAGGCTACACCAAGCGCCAGCTCGGCAGCAAGGAAGTCTGGTGCGACAAGAACGGCGTTGCCGTGAAGGAGGTTGGTTTCAGTGTTTAAGATTCGTGGGAAGTACCCCGGCCAGCCGTGGGAGGACATCGACGAGTTCGACACCCGGCCCGAAGCTCTGAAGATGCTTGCCGAGTACCGCATGGCCTATGGGCCGGGATGGCGGTTCACCATCAAAAAGGCGGTGGCAAAATGAGCTGCTACGAACAGCTCTCCATGTTCACGATGAACATGGAGCCGACCACCGCGATTTGCTGCTTTGGCCGGGGGCTTGCGTCCGCAACGCCTATCGAAACATGGATGGCCGATCTCGTCCCGAACGGTGAGTACGTTATCCACGTTGCCGGTCATCCGCTCGTCCTGCGACCGGCAGGAATCGCACGGAAAGCTATTCCGAAAGGCCATGAGTTCTACCACTACCTAATCGGCGAAAAACTCTATGCCGGTATCTTTGTTGGGAGGGATGCACGATGATGGACAGAATCATTGTCACGGCAGCGGACATCGAAAAGCTCCTCGCATGGCGAGATGAGCACAACGATTTGGTTCGTTCGATGCCTGTCCCTCTGCGAGAGGTGAAAATCCAGATTGTCGAGAGCGGTATCTCCATCAAGTGCTTCCGCTCCGACAAGAAGCTAAAGTTCTACCTCGACGGTCCAACTCGGAAGCTCGGCCGCATTGTCTTCGCTCCGCTTGGCAACGGCCTGTGGAAGAAGAAAGTGAGTACGCTCTCTGCTGACTGCAACCCCGCCGAAACAGAACAGGGTGCTTTGACCGTGTACGGCTCCTTGATGGCTCTGATGGCCTACGGCGCATCTGAAACACCTACCGCCACCGAAGTGGAGAACGAGCCGAAAGCTCACACTGGTCACAAACGCTCTACAAGATGGAATCCTGTCAGCACCACTTACATCCTTCACTCGTCTGGAAAGCAGCTCTCTGTGGCTCCCAAAGGCCACCACGCAAGCCCAAGCTGCTCCTTCACTGTTCGCGGTCATTTCCGGCATTACAGGAGCGGGAAGACCGTCTGGATTGCCGAATACCGAAAAGGGACCGGCAAGGAGCAGAGCAAGACCTACAAGATTGGAGGTGATTTGGATGAATGAGAAATCCGAATGGCAGTTCCTCATTGATTATGTCAAGGACGACACGACCGATTTTGGCCTCGATTCCTGCCGGAACCAACTTCTTGCATTGTGGACCGTCTACTGTATGCACAACGACCTCGATGTCGATACCGCGATGTACGATGCTGTCCTGCTTGACCTGTTCAATGCTCTCTCGCTGGAGCAGCGGCGCGAGTTGTGCCGCAACTACTATCCAAAGTTCGATGATGTGATGGGCGTATGGCTCGCCTAATATTGGAGGTGATCTGAATGGATGAAAACGCCGAATACTGCGCCATCGTAGCATTCACGAAGGACAACGACCCGACCTGCGAGAAGAATAGGCAGCAGCTCTATGCCCTCTGGACCGCCTACTGCATCCACCATGATTTGGTCGTGTCATCCGCCGTATACGAAGCTATTATCGGGCATCTGTTTTTCGCACTCTCGTCCGAATGGCTGATTCACCTGTGCAATGGCTACCGCGACAGATTCGAGGAACACATGGCACAGTATCTTTGATGGAGGTTTGAGACTATGAACAAGAAGAAAGTCCCCTACAACACGCAGGTGCAGTTTGCAATTCTGGCTGGCAAAAGCGATGATGCACACGACATCATTGGTCGCGCTCTTGCCGAAATGGGCAATGGTGCTCTTGAGTTTGCTCAGAGCTATCCGTTTGACGACTTGCCGTTCGTTATTGTCGCCATGAAGGTTGCCGTCAATGCGCTTGAGTCTATGCTTGGCCCCAACGGAAAGGCACTTGCCGACACCATTTACAGCCGTACCGACAGCATTGTCGTTGATGCCTCCGAGTTCAAGCGTCAGGCGAAAGGAGACCAAGAATGAGCAAGGAATTGGTGCTGTTTTGTGATGCCGATGGCAAGTGGAAATTATATGATGATGCTTACGACATCACCATTCACTGCGAATCGAAGCAGGAACAGGACAAGGCGATGGAGATGATTCACAAAGCGAATCGACCTACCGAAATACCTGTTAAGATGGCGGCTGATGCTATTGTGAAGATGTGCAGAGAAAGAGGAAGGTTCCGCTGCAAAGGATGCGTTTTTACGAAAGATGATGGGCGCACCTGCCTTCTGAGTGTTCCTGAGGATTGGGGTATTTGAGGAGAGCTGAACATGAATAAAACGACCGTTACCATCTACGCCTGTGAGTACTGCGGCAAAGAGTTTCACCGCGAAGAAGATTGCAGGGACCATGAGGAAACTCATATCGAATACTTCGATAATGCAGACCTGTCTGATATTGCCGACAGGCTCAACTCTCTCGCGGATTATGCGTATAGCTACCGTATCGGCAATCAGGTTCTGGGAATGCCAATCGAGACATTCAAGAATCTCATGCACAAAGCTGCCAATTTGGTTTTGGCGAACACCTGAGGAGGGGACAATATGAGCAAACAACGCCTTATCAATGCTATTCCTCTTGAAGCCGAAATCAGAGAGTTCGCCCAGCGTGTTGGATATGAGGCAACCAACGAATGTGAATCCACCGCTGAATACTGTGCCGATATGGTGAGCGAAGCTCCCACGGTTGAGCTTGGTAACCAGTGGATAAGAACTGCTGACAGAATGCCTGATATTCCGGGTGATGAAAAATCATGGGCTCATGTATCTGTGATAGCAGCTAAAAAAGGCAGCAAGAAGTCAGGCCCGATGATTTATGAACGCGCTGTCATTCGGGGTAAAACGGTCTACCGCTGGAAATATATCTGGGACCGAATTTACGATGGTGATGACATTTTTGCATGGATGTCCTACCCTGAATCGCCAGAGGAGGAAGTAGAAAATGAATAAAGCCGTCCTCATCAGCATCCGACCGGAGTGGTGCGAGAAGATTCTTAACGGCGAAAAGACCGTTGAAATCCGCAAAAATCGCCCTAGTTTGAAAATGCCATTCAAGTGTTATATCTATTGCACAAAGCCTGTCGGAAACGTCATCGGCGAGTTTACTTGCGACAAGATACGCTTTTACTTTGGCAAGTCGTGGCTGGTCAAGGAAGACATCGAAGACTTAACTGCTGGTAGCTGCCTGTCCTTGGAACAAGTCAAAGAATATGCCGGCTGGAGAAAAGCTACATCTTTTATTGACCGTAAAGATTTGTATGCGTGGCACATCTCCGACCTGAAGATTTATGACCAGCCCAAGTCCTTGTCCGGCTTTTCTAGGCATGACTTTCATGGCATGAGCGGAACCGATGTCTGTGGAAATGAGAGCTGCGAGCATTATCAGCCGTCTGGAAGCTATATGCTCCCTCCGACCTGCGCAATCAATGGCTGCTGTTTGAGCAAGCCGCCCCAGAGCTGGTGCTACGTTGCTGAGGCAGAGGAGGACGACGCCTTATGAGTAAGAAACGGTATCTTGAAGCTGAGATGCTGAAAGAGTTCCTGCGCATGGGTATGAAGGTAGGCCATATCCACACATTACGGGATGTTGAGAACTATATCGACACCCAGCCAGAAGCTACCCCGCAGGAAGTGGCCGGTCAATGCTGGAGAAATTCCAAGTATGACCCGCCGACAGAAGCGGATGCTGACAGACTCGGAAGAATCATTGTTTGGGGAGCCGCGGTCAAGCACGTTGACATCACATATTGGGAGAATGCAATTTTTCACCCTGTGGACGTTCCGTTCTGGATGCCGTTGCCCAAGCCGCCGGAGGAAAAATGAACATGGACACCGTAAAAACGCCCGAACTGCTTATTGCAATCGCCGACGAGAGCTATGGCCTGAAATTGAAGCCAATCGAGGCCGAGATCATGCTTGGCTATCTCGAAGGCTCTGATTTCTGTCTACTCCACCGATTTGACGACAGGCTCGACTGCGAAGTCCTGCGCATCCACGACAACCAGAGCACTGACGAGGACTCCGGCGAGGATGTCAACAAGATTTGGCAGGTCGTTGAGTTCTGCCGCCATGCGAACGAGGTCATCCTGTCTGAGCAGGAAGACCTCAGAAACCCGCCGGAGGAGTACGTCCGTGATCTGAGGAAGGACGAAGCCATTCTGGACAGGCTTCGTCGCGCATCTGCTGATGCCATTGCCTACGCCAATCTACACCGCCTTGAACGAATCTTCAAGAAAAAGGCATCGGAAGCATAACGATATGCAGTCATCGTGCGATTATCTCGCGCGTTGACTGTATTTGCTGTGATGGTAAAAAAATATGTAAAACCGTAGATTTTTCGATTGACAAAAGCAAGCCCCCTGTGCGATAATATAATTACAGAAAACAACATACCACCGTAAAAAACAGGAGGCAACGATTATGAAAAAGTTTGAAGAAATGAGCAAGTCCGAGATGGAAACCGAAATCGCATTCACGAAGGATTTCGTGAACAACGGCGGTTGCCTGAACCAGAGCCAGTGGAATCGCGTTCTCAAGCTCATGGAGCTTGTCAAGGAGGGCTGAGATATGAATGTTCTGTACATTGAAGGCCGTCGGAACGGCTATGACCCTGACCAGTGCGGCAAGACGATGACCGTTTCCGAGATGATCGACTTCCTGAGCCAGTTCGATGGCGACCTGCCCATCTACCTGAACAACGACAGCGGCTATACGTTCGGCAACATCGACGAGTACAGCTTCAGCGAGTGCGAGCACGATGATTCCGATGCCGATGACGACGTTCCCGACGATGAAGCGAACTTTGAGGAGGTATGAATATGTTTGACCTGCGTGAGCACAAGGACCTGATTCACAGCTTGGTCGCAGAGGCCAACAAGAACGACCCCAACTGGGAGTGGACGGTCAGACGAATCAACAAGAACGAGGCTAGAATCTTCTGGAGCTACCTCGAATACTGCGATGAGGCAGAGCTGTCGTTTGCTGTAAAGCTCGGAGACGAAAACGGCAGGTGCTGGGTTGAGGCCCGCGACGAGCACGGCTGGATAATCGAAAGCGAGATCGTGAATGACAAAGAGCTGCCGTTACTGAGCTGCCCGCTCGATAAGGCCGTCGAAAAGATGGTTCGCAGCATCATCAACACCGCTCACCACTGCTACTGACAGGAGGAAGTTACATGAAGTTCGCAGACATCAACCGCCAGTTCACTGAAATCGTGGCTGGCTACCTCAAGGCCGGGTACACCTTCAACACTGCCACCATGGGCGGCAGCCAGTGCGAGATTGCCCGCGTAGACCTGAATGATGGGAAGAATGTCATCCGCATCCTGCTCCAGAGCTTCTTCTGCAAAGACGACTTCTTCAACGATGGTTACGAAATCATCGTAGGCAGCACCCGGAGCACCATCGGTGCAAATCAGCCGCCTGAGAATGCAGCTGGAACAATCTGGAACAACCGCCTCGATGTCGTGTACCGCCGGGAGTTCTACGAGATCTGTAAGCGGAATGGCTATGCAGTATGGTTCGGAAACCGCGATGAGGCCATTTCAGCAAGTAACGTCAGGGTTGCCCGCAGAGCGCAGAAAGGCTATTACGTCGTCTCCAAGGACGACATGACCGGCGACAATGCCATCCGTGCCGCCGAACGATATGTCCGCCGCATTGCAGGAATCAAGCACCCGAACCGCGCGAAGCTCAATGTTCGTCACGCAATCCGCCGGGATGACGGACGAGTCTACGGACAGTACATTGTTACCTACAACGGCAAGTCCTACATCCTGCACTGAGAGAAAGGAGAATCCCTATGAACGGATGTTTTCACCGTGGTGAGATTTACCACATCCTGCCCGAAGACAACGAAACCGGCAGCGAGCAGTACAGTGGCCGCCCAGCTATCATCGTCAGCAACGAAGCGAACAACAAGTTCGCGCCCACTCTGGAGGTCGTCTACCTGACCACCAAGCCGAAGAAGGCTCTGCCCACGCACGTTAGCATCGAGGCTGCCCGATTCTGCTCCATCGCCCTGTGCGAACAGGTCCACACCGTTGCCAAGACGCGCGTTGGCGATTACATTGACAAGCTCTCCAAGTACGAGGTCGAAGATGTCGATGCTGCCATCGTCATCAGCCTTGGCCTCGAAAATGCGCTGGCCGCCGCGAGAAAGTGAGGAAGAAGACTATGGAACAGCTCAAGTTGAAGCCCTGCCCGTTCTGCGGCGGCAGAGCGCGAGTAATTGGAAAGCGGAGGAGTGGCTCGACCTGCTACTGCATTTCCTGCTCCAGTTGTGGCGCCAAGAGCCGTGTCGCCTTCGTTCAGCCTTGGCACGACAGCAAGTTTGTCGCCCAGTGTCAGGCTGCCAAGCTGTGGAACGCTCGCGCTGACAATGATGCTGACGCTACGAAAGTACCTGCTCTGTTTGCCTTTATCCAGCAGGAAGTTCCGTTCCGGCTTGAGAACATCTTCAATATTCCCAGCGAGAAGATCACGCCCAACATTGTTGATGTCTGCGTTTGGTCGCTGTACGACAACAGCGATGTGATGTTTGATTACGACTCAATGGACAACCATCTTCGTGAGCTTCTGAAAGAGTATGACATTGACCCGGATGACTATGAGGAGGAAGAAGAAA